TTATGGCTCCTGCTTCTCACCCACGGATGAGACCAACGGGCTATTGAGCACCCGCTGCATTCTCTTATGTGCCTCGCGCTCTCGCTCAACGGCGGCCTCCCAGTGTTCCCCGAAGGCCCTCCCCGCTCTAACGAAAGCCATAGCGTCCGCAGTCGCAGCAGCCAGTTCCGTACGAGCCAGGGCCAAGTCTGCTTTGAATTTTTCAGTAGTCATCTTAGCTCTCGGTGACTATGCCTAAGCGTCCCTAGGCAAAATTCGTACGTCTGATGGTCATCTCACTACGTAACTCGCCTATGAGTTCCGCTATCGCTCGGCTGGACGTTAGCTTCTCTGTCGTGATGGCAGTGACCAACAATTCAACCTGTCCAGTCGATGGATCGAACACTTTGATCATCAACGATCCATCCGGATTTGCCGTGCAGGTGCAGGAGAACGGAAGAAAGCCGCATTCGATGATCTGGCGCAACTCACGCATCGAGAACATGACTTACGTCCTCAGAGTCACAGGGAATTGATTTCCTCTAAATAATAATAGGTAGTCTGCGGCCTTACGTGAGGCCAAATTGGTACCAGCAAGTGCCTTTCGTCGATCTCCACTACGGGTCGTTTTCAGCCGGTCGCAACAGGCTGAAATCGGCCAGAAGTGGTCGCTCAAACTGCCGATAGATACGTGTTCGATTCACAGAACCGGATCCACTTGAGCTGCCTTGGTAGGATTGTCATGGCTGGGCGGGCCATAAGAAAGTCCAGCCATGCACGGTAGGCCCTTGATCACCCCCGACGGTATTACGCCGGCGTCATGCATTCCGCCGACGACGCCACCCCTCGTAAGTGATCCGCTGCCGACGCTCAGCCAGAAGCTATCGCTTGTAATGATTGCCGTGGCTGTAGCAACCTCAAAATGCCACCATTCAAACCCTCGTGCTAGAGCGGTTACCATTCGCCCCCCAGTAGTGACATGGAACACAGGGAAAGCGGAGCTCAGCTTTTAGGATAAGTCCTACAGCCAGCGCCTGAGCTTCCCGGTAACGTCATTCTGTCCCTGCCTCAAGCTGGGATTTCCCCAAGGACGAACAAGGATGCTGCATGAGTGGTTATGTACCCAACCCACCGAAGGGCTACCGCAACAAGGGCGTTGAACCTGTAGATATTGGTGCTCAACGCTGGGCGGAATACAAAGACCTTCCACCGAAGGCAGGCGCGAAACCCAATGCGGCTGGCTGTACCTTTACCAAACCCTGCAAGCTGCCCGACGGGACCATTAACTACGTCAGTCCTGGTGGATCGATCCCCACGGATGCTGTCAGCGAGTACGGTGAATTCTCCCTCCTGGGTGGTCGTGAAGCGGATACAGAGGGGAACATCCCTCTCAAGAAAATCAGCGGTAACGCGTTACCCACAGCACTGGGAACCCTCCTACTAGGCGGAACGACTGTTGCTACTGCCGGGGCGTCTTGTGGCGGTCTCTGCACCGCTGGGGCTGCGGTTGCAGGGGTAAGCACCGGGACTGCCACAACGGGTGGTGCTGGTGTAGTTACTGCGGGGGTTGCTGCTGGAGCGTTGGCAGGAGTGGTTGCGCTACTGTGGCCGTCGAGCTTGGGCGACAGCTCCCTGTACACAGAAGAGCAGCTCAAATCACTCAAGGAAGGCCGCACTCGTGTTCGATTGCATGTCGAGCAACAAGCAGACGGCACGTTGAAGGGGTACGGGTACAACACCCAGAAGCGCCGCGACTGGGAAATGATTCCTGTAGTCCAGTTCAAGGCACAGGGCTCTCGGCAGGTGGCCGACTTCGGTGACGGGATAACCCTGATATGGACGCCAGCTGTTGACCCATCCAGCACCTCAGGCATTCCCCCATTAGAGGGCGCACCACAAGCCCCTCATATCTGGATTTATCCGCCTACCGAACAGGCAGATAACATCATCGTCAACCCGATTTACCCGCCGGAATACAAGGATTTCATCCTTGTGTTCCCGGCTGACTCGGGTGTGCAGCCGCTGTACATTGTGATGAGTGTCAGGAACTCACCGGGTGTTGCTACGGGACAAGGTGAAGACCTGACGGGCATTTGGCTTGCTGGAGCCGGTACAGGACTCGGAGCCTCTGTGCCCTCGCAGATTGCCAATCAGCTCCTGGGGCAGGAATTCAGCAGCTTTGATGCCTTTAGGAAAGCGTTCTGGATCGCTGTAGCGAATGACGCAGAGCTGAGCAAGCAATTCAGTTCACGCAATCTGTCCGGTATGGCAAAGGGCCTGGCTCCTGCGGCCCCCAAAATCGAGCATGCAGGGAAGCGAATTGCATTCGAGCTGCATCACGTAGAGTTAATCAAGGACGGTGGCGCCGTGTACGATTCCGACAATTTGCGGGCTGTTACTCCAAGGCGCCATATCGACATACACAGAGGGGTTGAATAATGGAATTGAAGAGCAATCTTGCCGAGTACACCGAACAGGAATTCAAAGCCCTGATTGAAGCTATCGACGATGCGGACACAGAAGAGGGTCGAGGCGAGCTGGTAGAACACTTCAACAAGCTCGTACCTCATCCAGCAGGTAGCGATTTGTTGTTCTATCCAGAAGATGGGGCGGATGACTCACCAGAGGGCGTAGTGCAGACAATCAAAGACTACTGCCTTGCCAATGACTTACAGGGCTTCAAAGTGTAGAGATGAATCTGCAGGGCCGGCGGTCGAGCTGATTGTTGTCGCACTCAGACAGACCGGCCCTTTTACTTCGATGTTGAAACCTCTTTGACGTAGGCCTGACACGCCGCGAGCGCTATCAATCCCCTGTCACCGTCGTCGATGATGCCGATAATTCGTTGAGCATGCGCCGGGTCAAGTTGGGCTCTTGTGGTGCCATGAACCATGCCGCCGGTTGCGGTGGTGGCTGATACTGTGTGGCCACTGGCTGCAGCGGTGGCGTCGAGTAGGACTGACAGGCGCAGATCAGCAGTGGCAAGGCGGTCGCGCAGGCGACCTTGATCACGTTGGGCATCGCTCAGAACTCGGTAATGGGTTTGTTCACTGGCTGAGAGCCGCTGCTCGAGAGCCAGACGCTTGTCCTGCTCGGCCTGCTGCGCGGTGGCAGCCATCAGGGTCAGTTGACTGAGGGTTTCGGCTTGCAACCGAGCCTGCTCGGCCAGTTGCTTCCCGTAGCGCCAGTCTTGTAAATGCCAAGTACTGCTGGCTCCAATCAGAACCAGCACCAGCGCGCCGACCGCCTTCCACGGGGCCGCAATCACAACAGCACCGCCTGCGCCCACGACCAGATTTCCAGCCGATCCTTCAAACCGCTCAATCCGCCGTTGATGCGTCGGGTGATGCTGTTGAATTGGTCCCGGTCGGCTAAGTCGTTCAATCCATTCTGTTTCCAGAACCACGCCGCGGACATCGCGGCGTGCTCTGGCATTTCCAGCAGTTCAGGCTGCGCAATCAAGTCCAAACCCAGCGCCTCACCGCATGCCGCGTAATTCGCCCGCCCGGTGACCTGGATCAGGCCGCGCCCACGGTACTTGAAGCCATCGCCAACGACGGTGTTACCCAGGTCCGCCCGCCCCTCGTAACCCTTCTGGGCAGCGGTTGGCCCCCAAATCTCACGGACATAGACCAGTTGACCAGACTCATGGCCGATCTGAGCGATGAATGCGGCGACACGTTTGGCCCCGACAATCTGGAACCGCTGCATTGCCGTATTAAGGACAGGTGCAAAAACGCCGGCTTTGGCGCCGGCGTTCGGGAGGATCTGCAGCAACTGCTGCTGAGTGATGGCCATACTTTTCTCCAGGCAAAAATAAACCCGCACTTGGCGGGCATCGGAGTTGCGGTCTCGGTTACGGGGAGGTCGGCCACGTCAGCACTGGCAGACAGCACTCAGGGAAGCCATCAGCTGTTGGCAGATCGCGAAGCGCTTGACGATAATCCAATACGGCTTTGAGTTTGGTGGCTGTTAGTGTTGGTGTTGCGCCGGCCAGCAACTCGTCTTGATGCCTGATTATCATCCAGTCCGACGAATACAGAAGTTGTACGCGCTCATTCAAAAGGGCAGACACCTTTGCAGCGTGGATATCTTCTGGCGTTGGGACCGGGTCTGGCTCGGGCAACGGACGATCGGTAATAGTCCAGTCAGCACCATTGAATGTGCAGATTTGAGTGACGCTATCAAAGTTGGGCGGGGCAACTTCTGTAGAGTTTGCCGGGAGAAGAAAAACACCCGGCTCCAGTGGAGATTCAAAGGCATCTGTTACCCCGACAAACTCCATACTTGTTGGGTCATAGCTGTAAACAATCATTGTTCTTTATCCTCAATATTTAATGCAAGGCAGCAACGCAATGTTCTTCATCCGCGTTTCTGAACCACTACCCGCCGGGCCCGTGCTACCAGAGGACCAGTTAGCAACTGTGGTGCTACCACCGCCGGTGGCTGTAGTGAAGAACGTCGCAGAGCCATACGTGTGGGTGTGAACAGGGAATTGATCTCCCTGCAGGCTACCGAACACACGACCAGGGTCGAGGCCAGCGCCGCCATCCCAGCCGCGAGGAGCCCTGGCACGAGCATCAGGAACGTTAAACGTGGTTGATCCATCACCCACACCAAATGGGCAGATAGCAACGGTTGTAGTAGAGGTGGCCGTGGCGTTTGCAGACAACGTGATGGTGCTGGCACCAACAGCAGTGATAGTCGCGCCCGCGGGAATACCAGGGCCGCTAATCGGCATGCCGACCCACATAGCTTGGGGGCTGGCCACGCTTGAAACGCTGTTGCTGCCCGATGTAACCGTACCCGTCACTTGTGCCGTTATCGCGGCGAACAGCGTAGCGTAGGTAGTGCGCGATACGGCTGTACCGGCCGCCGACAAATAACCACTGGGTGGAGACATTGTTGCAAACCAATCGACGCGTCCTGGCTGACTAAGCAAAGTCATCGCTTGACCAAGCGGCAGCGCGTGCTGGCTTTGGGTGGCCTGCGCAACTTGCTCGGCAGCCCCGGTGCAGAACAGCAAGATGTAAGAGCCTCCGCCAACGGAGCTATTCCACTGAGCCCATGCCTCGCCGTTAGCAACAATTTCGCCCCCCTGGAGAGCGGAGTGAGCCCCCCCGACGAGCGCTACGACACCAAGGCCATCATTGATTGTGCAGGGGCCATTATTAGCGTTGGCCGCTTTGAAACGGATCGGAATGCTTTCGCTACGGGCAGTGATGGCAGGCGTAAAGTTGCACACATAAGCATTGGCCGCTCCGGCATCGACGGCAAAACAGCTCACACTGACGGCATCCCGCAGTGTGGAGTCCAGCGCCCCCATATCCAGCCAGGCTGTATTCGTGCTGTTACGCTTTTTCATGCGACCCGTGCCGGTATCCGCCCAGACCTGGCACGGGAATGTCGGGTTTGGCGTTGCAGCCCCGCTGCTCTGAGACACGAGCGCCTGCAGTGCGCCGTTCACATCAACTCGAAACGTCAATCCAGGACCGTTATCAATGGTCATATCGTGTTGCGACATATCAGTATCCTTTTGCGATGTAGTCAATCGAGCGGCCCGACTGGGCTACTCCGCTGGAATTGCGGATGAACACAGTGAATCCGGCTGCGCTCTTGCCTGAAACGTCGAGCCAGTCACCAGGCGACAACCCTTGCGCCGTCAGGCTGATAGCTGGAGGCGCGGCGAACGGTGGTGAATAACTGACAACCAGGCCTCCAGCAGGCACGTCGAGGTCATTACCGCTATCGATGCGATCAGGCATGTCGATCACGACCTCAAGCTTGGAGACGTCGATCCAGTGGGTGGACTGCTGTACGGACCCACGCAGCTCAAAATCAAACTGGCGAGCGCGATAGTCGCCAACCACAAAAGGCTTCCAGGCCGACCACACTGCAGGTGAAATGTCCGATGTGCGCACCCACAGCGACAGCGATGCGCCGTTGGGCGGGTCACCATCAATGCTGGTCAGCGAATCGAAATCCAGCACCGGGTCGATGTAGGTGCCGTCGTCGTAGAGCGCGGCCTCCACATCAGCGGTCAGCCGGCAGTCATAGACGTGGCCAAGGTCAGCCGGTGCAGCAAAGCGATAGAACGCGGACAGCAGCGAACCGCCGAACTTATCGACTTCCGAGAGCAGCGCATCGATATCTGTCACATCGTCCAGAAGTCCGGCTCCGGAGAGCTTAAGCATCCCGCTGGCGGCTGCTGCATTGACCGCTATCCCCGCGAAATCAGGTGATTCGGTAATGGTCAGTATCACGTTGGACGGCAGAGGCACCTGCGCATCCGACCAGACCTCGGTGATAGGACCACCAATGCCCGACGAATCGACTGCTCTTGCCAGGTACTTGCCCGGCAGCAACGCCACTACTGATGACGTAGAGCGCCCCGCCACCTCGAGTAGAGGCAAAGCAGCGTCCCAGGTTGCGGCGGTGTTGCGCGCATGACGAATTTCGATGCTGCCGCCAAGCTTCACGTCCAGCTCCGGAACTGGGTCCCACGCCAGCGTTGCTACGCTGTTGATTACATCGAGCCTCAGCTCAGCTAAAGCCGATGGAGGCGCCAGCAATGCCTGAGCCGTATAGGTCTGAATGGAAGCCGCACCGGAAAGGCCAAGGGCCGATTTCGGCGTAACGCGAACCGACCACAGGCCCGATGATGCAGAGTCGAAGTCGATGCTGGGCGTCGACACTTCACCGACATACTCCCAGTTTCCCCCTGGCTTCATTACCTCGACCTGATAGCGCATCGCCCGCGCCGGCTGGGTCCAGCTGACCGACAGTCGTGCGGCAGCCAGACCGGTACCTGTGTCATACAGTGACTCGAAGAATGTCAGCTGACCGACTGCATCTGGCTTGGCCAGGTTGACGATACTGGTCGGGTTGTCGACGTCCGGTGTGCCGTACTCGACCTGGTTGAACTTGTCCGAGTCATACGCCACGGCGCTGATCGCGTAGGTGCCGTCATCGCCTTCGCTGATGCCCACGACGCGGAATTTCTGCGTATCCAGTGCGGCGGTTGAGAACACCCATGGAGCAGAGGTCAGGGGCGCAGAGGCCAGCGGTGGCGATACGTTGATCTGCGTCGCGCCGGCCGACACCGTGACATTCGCGCTGGCATAGCTGCCATCACTCATGATCACGCCGACTACACCAGCACCCGCCACACCGATGGGGGCATCCAGTAGCAATGTGGAGGCTGTGCTCCCCGCCAGCAGTCGCCCACCATTGCGTGCGCCAGCCCGATTGGCATCAGCGACTTGGATGATGTCGCCCGGCAGAGGCAGCGCACCGTCAGCACCGACGGCGAAGGTCACGGCCTCAGATTCGGCGTACAGCAGCCAGCGTCCCAGGCGTCGCGCCTGCCCGCGCGTGGTGCAGCCGATGGCCACAACATCGCTCTGCTGGATTCGCCCCCACTTCGCGATCAGCTCGGGACGCTCGACCACCTCGACCGTCTGCTTATATTGCTGGCTCGGGTCATTCCAGGTGACAGCGGCGACGTTGTAGCGCTGATCCGATGCGACCGACTGGTAGCTGAAGTCGCCACCGACCACGTTGGCATTATTGAACAGGTATCGACTGGAGCGCGGCGCGTCCTGCACGGCGGTCAGCGTCCCGCCCGCCCAGAAGCAGATGGCGCGGAACACGGAAACCATATCGTTTACCAGCTTCCAGGCATCTTGCTGAGTAGTCAGCGCGAGGTTGCAGGTAAAGCGCGGCTCATACCCACCGTAACCGCTTGGAACCATCGCATCGCAATACTGGGCGATGTTGTACAGCGACCACTTATCGACCAGCGCCGTTTCGAGCAATCCCCCAAGCCCATAGCGGGTATTGGTCAGCATGTCGTACCAGACCCAGGCCGGATTGTCAGACCATGCACGCTTGAATGCGCCACTCCAGGAGCCGCTGTACGTGCGCGTCACGGGGTTGTAGTTGCTTGGAACCAGAATCTTGAGGCCGCGCACCATGAAGGCCATGCGCGGAATGCTGGCGAACTGCTGAGCATCAATGCTGACGCCGCACAGCGCGGTGTTCGGATAGCGCAGCTTCTCATCCCATAGAAGCGTAAACGAGTCGAAAAAAGTGCGGTTCTGGACCGTAGAGCTTGTCGAATCGCCCCCCATCCGTGTTGCCCGGATGTAGCGTGGCAGGCCCCCAGATACCGGCAAACGCAGATAGTACGAAAACTGCGTGCGGCTCATAGTTTTACCATTGATCAGAATGTCTTCGCACATCTGATACCAAGTGCCGCTGCCCAGCTTGACCTCAAGGCGAAAAATCGCAGAAGAGCCGCCCGTGTCACCGTTCTGCGTGTTCTGTGAGAACAGCTGCGGAACGCTGACAGTCACCCGAACTGCATCAGCATCGGTGTCGGTGATGGCGCGCTCGATGGGAATCCATCCTTTAAGCTCGACACCAACGGACTGCTCAGCCTCGAGCCCGGTGATCGGCATATAGCCCTGCCACTGGGTGCCGGTACGCGTATCGATGCTGACGTTGGAAAAGTTGTAGCTGCCGTCGGTGTTCTGCAGCGGAACATCGTCGAAGAAGATCCCCTGATCCCCGCCGACGATGCCTTCTATCTCCCCCTCGCAGATTGCATGCAGCACCCGCACATGCTGACGCGAACGTAGGCTTTCAGGTGCCTCTACGGCGGCGCGCACGGAGCCACTGCTGCTACTGCTTCCGCCACCCTTCCCGCCACCCTTTCTACCGACAATGACTTCGCTCATACCGGTAGAGCCTCTGTCCAGGTGCCGACGGTAATAACGCTGGAGCCGACCAGCATCTGGCCGTAGACCACAGGCACAGGCAGGCCTTGCTGCGTCGAGTTGAAAGCGCCGTTGAACAGGTAGCTCGGCTTGTTCTCGGTGCTGGCCTGCTCCTGCTGGCTGCCTGATTTCGAACTTGGAACTGGCGTGAGCATCTGAACGACCCCGCCAAGGACCATCGAAGCACCCATCATGATCATTGCGGACCCGAAAGGGGCGCCAGCTCCGAAGGTACCTCCTGTGATGAACAGGCCCGCGACGATTAGCACGACCCCTAAAACGGTCTGGAACAAACCGCCACTCTTGCTGCCGGAAATAACTGGCACGATGCGGATCTCATTTGTCCCGCTCAGCGTGAACTCCCCCTCTCCGACATTTTCGCGATTGCGGAAGATGGCGTAACGCAGGCCGTTGCGAGCCGATTCACGGATGAAGTCCTCGAAGCCTTCAATGGTGTGCTTCAGAGCACTGAATGCCTCGCGGGCAGTCCCTGTCTCAAGATGCCTGGTGTGTTTTCGACCGAAGGCTTGTGCAAGGCTGCCGGACAGCAAAATGGTGGTCATAGGCTGGACGTTGGCAGCGCACATACTTTTCTCCAGGCAATAAAAAAGCCCGCCGAAGCGAGCCTTGAACTCAGGTTTAGTTTAGAGACAGCCTTCCAACGCGGTTAGCCGCTTTTTTGCGATCCAGTTACTGATGAGGACGTAATACTTCGCGATGGATCCTGATGCTCCAGGCTGAATATCGACGAAGTATTCGGACCCGGTTGTAAATACTGTGAAACCATTATCGTTGCCGGGTTGAAGTGTGGCGCCAGGAGCACCGCCGAAAATAGGTTGATTCTGCCATTCGTATTGGACGCACTGCGCCAATGCCTTTTCCGTCTTTTGGGAGTAGAGAATCTTGTAGGGCCCTTCTTGGCGAGCCTGATTCATGGTCGGCGCCATGCACCCCGCGAGCAGCGTTAACGCCAAAGCCCATACGAATAATTTCATATCGTTCCCTCGTTGAGTTTTGGCGACTCTAACAGGGAGATTGCGCACAAATACAGGGCCTATCGTAGGGGAGACGCGCACAAAAAAGCCCGACACAAAGATGGGCTTCAGAGGATCACTCTTCTTCAGTGCCAGTGTTCTGTGTTCCAAACTCGAGTGTTTTGCAGGCTGCAATCAGCTCGCTATAGGAGTTTGGCATCCGACCACTGCTGAGCATCGCCGTGAACACAGCGTAGACATCATGTTTGTCGCCGTCCTTTCTGATGCTTCCTTCATCATTCAGCCATGCGTAAATGATGGTCTTTGGCGCTTCCGATCTGAACTGAAAGAACAGCCGGTACCGCGGCGGCATTCCTTGCTTTTTCACCCGAAACCAGTGCTTATGATCACGCCCAAGCTTGTTTCCTTGGCGGTAACAAGGGTGGGCAGGATCTGTAGGTACATTCACAAGGATGTTCGTGGACACCGCATCGAACAGCTTATAAATCGGGTGGTGATGAAAGCCATCCGGGTCCTTGACCACCAGTTTTTCGACAGCGTCCGTCAAATCTTCAAGGCGAGAAACGAACAACGGGTGAGCATAAAGTGCCCACCCGTTCTCAATGTGTATGGTGCTTTCAGTCACGCTTAACCTTCTTGGAGCTCGCGGCGACGATTTTCGTCTGCCTGGGCGCGAATAGTGTGAATTCGCTGCAACAACCCGCGAGGGATTGGCTGGATTGTCTCAGGGTTATCCTTTACGTCTCTGTCCAGCAGGTCGAGGAACTCGACGCCCGCTTGAATCTCAGCCTTTCTTTCGGTAAACGAGACGACATTGCCCTTAGCCATGACTTCTCTCCAGTATGATTTCCTGTCATATCAACAGGATATCGGCATAACGCTTGGTCAAGACGTTCGCCGTTGTTTAACGATCCCGTGTCCCTTGTAGGATCACTCTAGATCACTATTGTTCACGAGGAAGGCATTTAACACCAACAAAGCCGAATATTCATAGCCCGATAATGTAACAGTCACGCCAACCTGTACGAATAGACAGTAAGATTTTTGAGACAGTTCAAGGGGTCTACACTTTCAGTCTATCGCTGGTAGCGCAGGATATGGGTCGTGCACTCCCGGTAAGCCCGGCCGTAGACCTCCTTGCAACTCAGCCGACCATACAGGTGATGCAGCAAGACATCACCGTCGAGCCAGATCGCGCCGTGACACGGGGTTGGACTGCCGATGGCCATGACGATCAGGTCGCCCTGCTCTGGCGTGTCAACCTGGACAAATCCGGCCCGGGTGAAGTTATCGACGTACAAATTCTCGCCATTGTGCCACCAGTCGTCCTTGCGGTGGAAGTCCATCAGGGTGATGCCGAGCACCTGTCGATAGTAGTCGCGGACCAGGGTGTAGCAGTCGATAACGCCGTGGACGAACACGCGGCCTTCCAGCGGCATTTCGCCGGCGGCCGGCATCTCATGCCAAGTCGCAGCACCATCCTTCAGCCCGACAATCCACCAGGTCATGCGACTGGCCGCATGGCTGGCGATATCGTGCAGGCTTGGTTCAGGTCCAGCATCCGGGTGCGAATGCACCACGGCCACGATGTCGCCCATATCCTCCGCTGCGGCATAGTCCTCCGGGTGCAGGATGAAGTGATCAGGCTCCTCGGACTGATTTCGGCACGGCACATAGGAGGGCTTGCCGCGAACGCTGACGGCCAGGCCCACGGCTTCGCGCGGGTACTCGGCACGGGCATGTGCCTCGGCGTCAGCCCGGCACTTATTGAATACTTCACTCATGGTCAGAGTCTCGGAACGCGGGAAATGCCCGGGAAGCCGCCAAAAGGCAGCTCGCCATTTTCGCCAAATCGCTTCTTGCAGCCCCTCATGGTCCGACTGCATTGGTCCTTGGCGGGATCGCTGGTTGGGTTGTCGGCATAGTCGGCCACCGGGCCACCACCATAGCCGCACTCGCCCGAGCGGTACGCCCACAGGCAAGTACCGGCCACCACCTGACGCCGGGGAAGCTTGACGCCCGTCAGATCGAGCGGTGAACCAAGCTCGAACTCGATGGCGGTCGGCGTCTCGTTGGCCTTGCGCGTGATGATCCAGGTTTCGACTGGGTACTCTTCGGCGGGATTTGCGGTTGGGTTGCCGGCGGAGAAGTTCGCCGCATCCAGATATTTGACCAGCGTTCGGCGGCGCTTCAGCTTGACTCCGAGTAGGTCTTCATACTGCCGGCACAACGCAGAAATGGTGCCGCCGAAGTTGCCGACCTGCAGTTTTGGTCGGGCCGGTGATCCCTGGCTCGGCGTAGCGAACTCGGTACCGTTGAGCGGCCATGGCGTGTAGACGTTGCCCTGCCAGACCACTGAGCCCAGGCTTTCATTGGTCCCGGCGTGGAAGCGAAGCGTCTGGCCAGGCAGCACCAACTCGAAGCCTTCCCAGATCGACATGCCCGTTGCCAGCGACAGCTGGCCTTGAAGTGCACTCATTCGAACACCTCCTCGAAGGTTGCTGACAGACTGTCGATACCGCGCGCCACATCGGTACGCGTCCACTCGCGACAAACAAAAACCCCGATCGGGTGACCGGGGTGGGTGTAGTTGAAGGCGTCAATTGAGCCTCGGGCGATCAGGAAGGCATCAATGGCATCAATCTCTGCCGTGATCCGCTTGAACGTCAGCGAGTACTTGCGCGGCTGGCGGTTGATCCCGGTTCCCTGCCGCTGTTCGTACCCTTCGCCGAACTTGATCACCTTGACCGTCGGAGTGATAACCCTGGAGGCGTCGTAGGTCGGAACCCATGTGAATGTCGGCATGACGCCTCCTTAAGCGAGTTGCCCGCCATTACGGCGCGCGGTTGCAATTTCCTGCCGGCAGACGACCTTAATAGCTTCGGCCAGGCGCGCTGGATCAGGCGAGGCTCCACCGCCATCGGAGGCATCCACCGTCACACTGACGTTGACCGTGCTGGAGTTGGCGCCACCGCGAACGCCGAGGCGACCTTGTGAGTCGCGAGCCAGGGGAACAATCGCCTCAGGACCGGCCTCACCCATCACCCCAGTTTTTCCGTTGGCCATGCCGAAAGCAGTCGGTGTACTGACGACACTGTCGGAGAACGCACCGCCATTGGCGAACATCTGAACGCCGCCTGACCAGGCCCCGCCCCTCGCTTGCGGGAAGTAGGTGGACGAGTAGCCGGCTTGAGATGCGCCAACATTCGACGAAGTCGCACCGGCAGAGCCAGAGGCCAGACCATTGCCGCTACCGCCGAAATAGGCACCAGCCACATTGGCAGCCAAGCCGAACAGACCGCTAAGCGCCGATGAGCTGGCTTGCCGAGCCGCGATCCGCGCCATGTCGGCAAGGATCGACTTGGCCAGGTCGGAGAATGATGCCTTTCCGGTCGTGACGAATTTCGTGAATGCGTCCTCAGCCGAACTGAACGCGTTGGTGAACAGGCTTTTAGTCTGCCCGGCTACGTCGCGCGTCGACTCGAGGTAGTTCTCCCAGGCCGAGGATGCGCCGGCGGTCCAACTGCCCTGCGCCGACGTCATGTCGTCATAGTTCGCTATCACGGTGTTGCGCAGATCCTGCTGACTCTGTGCGACGGCCTTCAGCTTGGCGTTGTACTCATCGAGGCTCATGCCGCGCGAGCCGTCGCCATACTGGTTGGCCAGGTCAATACGCTGGGCGTTTGCCTTGTCGTCGATGCCGTTAAACTGGCTTTGCAGCCCTTTTTGCCGGTCACCCATACCAAGGCTTGCTGCCTCTCGCTGCCCTTGCTGGCGAAGCGTGATGTTTTGTTGATTCAGAGCATCGGTGTAGGTCTTGATCGCCAAGGCCTGCTTCTTGACTCGCCCTTCCTCATTGGTCGCGAGGACTTCAAGCTGGCTGCCCGCATCCTTCTGCGCCTTGACCATGCTGGTTCGCGCGTCAGCGATCTTCTGATCCAACTGGATGCGCTGCTCGCCGGTCGTCCCAGACTTGTCACGTACCGCCTCAAGAGCAGCAATCTCAGTCTGATACGCGCCAGTGATCTCTTCCTTTTCTGCCCGGATCAGCGCGGTACGCTGGTCGAGGTAGTTCTGCTGAGTGATCAGCCCGGCCTTCTGCTGCGCCTCAAGTTTCTTTTCAGAGTTCGAGTAGGTCGACTGCAGATCCTTGATCGCGTTCTGCGCGTCGTTGTAACCGGTCAGGTTGAGCTGATTCGCCTTGCCGGCCGGGTCCTTATTCTTGTCCTTGATGTTCTGGATATTCTTCGCGACGACATCGGCCTGAACCAGCGGATTATTTGGGTCTGCTTTACGCAGATCCTCGACGTCGCGTTTGTACTCCTTAATCAGCTTGTTGCGCTTTTCCTCATTGGTGAGGTTGGCATCGCTGATGGCCTTCAGTTTTACGCTGGCATCGATGCCTGCTTTCTGCTGCTCGGCATTCAGCCCTTGAGCAGCCGCGATCGCCGCTTTCGTATCCCGCTGCTTGGTCAGGAAGTCCAGTTCTAACTGGGAGTTCTGCAGCTTCTTTTGCGCGTCGGTGTCGGACGGATCGGCTGCCACCGCGCTACGCGCATACGCAACCTGCTTGGTGAGGTCAGCAATTTTCTTTGCAGAATCCTCGGCGCGGCCAATGTCATTGAAAGCATCCAGCGTCTTCCTGGTTTCGGTGGCCACCCCTTTCCATGCTCGCTCCCAGATGCTCAGGTTCGAGGTAATGTCGGTCGTGCGGGTCTTGATCGTATCGGCATAGGTGTCGGTCAGCAGTTTGGCCGCGCCGATGGTATCGCCCTGCTCCTTCAGCGCAACGATCTGCGAGTAGACCGAAGCAGTCAGGAAGTTGTACTGATCGTTCAGCGTCTTCGCGGCGGCTACCGGGTCTTTGCCAATAGAGGCAAACTCGGCGACCGTCTCTTCGATGGCTCTACCGGTTGCCAACTGCATTTCGAGTGCGGCAGTTGCCACGGTGCCGAAGCTTTCGCCGGCGATCTTGCTGTTGCCTGCGAGCTGGGCCAGCACTTCAGCCGCTGCGCCGGTGGTGCCGACGGTGGCGCTGACCTGGCTGGCCAGGGAGGCGAGCTGGTCAGCACTGGTGCCCGCAGCATTGCCAGACAGGATCAGGCCCTTGTTATAGGCCGTCGCCTCTTCGCTGCCCTTGTAGTAGGCAAGGCCAAGACCAGCAGCTGCTGCCGCTGCGACCGTGAACGGATTGACCAGGCCCGCAACATAGCCGCCCAGCGCACGCGCAGCAGGACCGATCCCGCCGAACATATCCTTGAGCTGGCCGCCTTGTTGCAGGAGGACGGTCAGTGGAGCCTGGCCACCTTGCAGACTGGTCACGATGTCGGTGAACTGGGCAGGCACGCCGCGCAATGCGGCAGCGGTTTGCTTGGCTGAAATACCAACGGCTTCGGTCTGCTTGCCAAGCTTGGCCGCGGCAGCCTCGGCGGCCTTCGTCTCGGCCGCCATGGCCTTGATCGAAGCGCCAGCCTGTTTGCTCTGCCCGGTAAGGCCTTCCGTAGCTTTTTCGGCTTTCGCACCTGCCAGGGCCAAGCCATCCAGTTCTGTGGAAGCTTTGGCTACGTCACCGGTCTCTACCTTGATTCCAAGGCTGGCGATGTCTTGTGTCATGCCATTCTCCCGGCAATAAAATTCACTTCGCCTCAGCCATGACAGCGAGCGCTTCGGCCTCCATTACTTGAAGGTCAGGAAAGAGTTCGGGGATTCGCCGCTTCTTGATGCCGATGTAGGTCGCCACGTCGCGAATCGACGTGTAGTCGAGCCCGGTCGCGCTGGCAGCGCCGGTTCGCCACTGAGTCGCCAGCGCATTGAACAGGCGGAAGACTGGCCAGTTGTCTGGCCAGATCTCCACGTCATCCTCTTCAATGTCGGCCAGCGTCAGGCCCAGCTTCGCCATGTCTTCGGCTGTGGCGCGCGGCTCGTACAGGGCGCGCGCCGCGGCGATCAGTTTCCCCGGCGGGCGATCTCGTAGGCCTTTTGATAGGCATCGATCACAGCAGCAGGAGCGCCTGCACAACTGGTGGCGAGTTCGATGATCGCTTCATCCGTGAAGTCTTCCTCAAAATCCCAGCCAACCACGATCTCCTTGAGCTGGCGAACCTCAAGTGCGATTTGCACCTCAGTGGCAGACTCCCAGGTCGCGCCATCCTTGCGCGACTCCTGGATAGCCTCATCGCGAGCCTTGTTCCATTTGTCGTAGTACTTCGACAACGCCTTTCGGTCCAAGCTCTTGAACTCAAATCCCACCTTGGTGGGATCTGCGCCGATACGAGGGATGTCGACTTCAACCCGGAATGTCGGATTCTGGGCGATCTTAAAGCTGGCCATGTGGTTTCCTTACGAGGTGTAACGGGTGGCAGTGGCTTGCAGAGCCATGGAAACAGTCTTGGTCATCACGTTGTTACGAGAGATCGAAGGCTGTTGCGAGAACGACGTGAAGACGCCGTAGTACAGCTTGTCGGTGCCTGGCAGGTTCATGCGCGCGGCCTGAATGATCCGTGAGGTGTCGGCTGCGGTAACGACCGGCACATAAGGCAGCGCTGGATCGTCCGCGACGGTGATGGTCATGCTCGCAGCGGACTTGTCGGTCGGGATCTGGAAGCCTTGCTGGGCTTCAAGGAAGGCAACGTCGGCGTAGTTTTGTTCGCCGCCGGCCGATGCGAAGTCGGTGATTTGCGGAATCTGCACCCAAGTCAGCACCTTTTTCAGGCTGCCAACACCGGAGCCGGCCGGGTAAACGGTGGTGTCGGTGGTGTCGATCGCTTCCAGGGTGATCGCGGTGGCGGTTGCCGCCTTTACACGAACGACTTTGTTATTCAGTGCGGTCCATGCCGAGGCACACAGCACGATGTCGCCAGCGACCAGGGTTGCGCCGGACACGGTGCAGATGGCTTCGGACGCATTGGATGTGGCGGAGACAGGAAGTGCAGCGGCGTAGGTAGCAGCGTGTTCGAACGTCGCACCGTTAGGCAGTTTTACGGCCATGGGTATTCCTCTATGCAGAAATGACAAAACCCGCTCGATGGCGGGTTCTGGGTTTGCCCAATGGGCGGATTAGATTGTGGTGTCGGCCCGGTATTGAAATGAAACAGGTAAAGCGAAGGCGGTGTCCTCTTGCTGCTCAGGGCCTGGATTTACAGGCGTCATCACCTGAACGCTGAAGCCATCCTTGGTCAGCTGATCATTCAGCGGGTACAGCGCGGCCAATTCGTCGCCCAGCGTCTCTGCTGCTCCGGGGCCGCCACCAACGGGCGTCACAATAGTGATTTGGAACACGCCCGTGTAAAGTCGATGCGCTCCAGCAAGGTCGTTGCTGCTGGTACCGGCCGGAAGCATGAACGCTCGAAAGTAGGTTTCGTTCGCCACCGGCGTGAACATTACGTTTTGGTAAGCGATGCGCAGGGCCGGACTGCGAGCGGCAGCCCATGTCTTCAGTCGACCCTCAAGCAAGGATCGGATGATCTTATGGCTCATACCTGGTTGTTCCTGATGGCTTCATCGACGATCTGCTGGAAGCGGGCCACAGTGATTCTGACCATGCCGGCGGGGGCCTGCTTTGAGTGCCCGTACTCCAATGGAATCGCATACGGCAGGTTGTTGATGAGGTAGGCGGTTTGGCCGGCAGTGAAATCGCTGACAGCAGAAACCAGCGCGGCGACGGCTTCTTGTCCGCTCGGATCAACCCCATCAAACGTGACGTTTTCGACGACATCGATTGAGAGATGCCAGTTCGCCCGGAACCGTCCACCGACGTAGCCTTCGGGCGCGACGATATCCATGCCATCGTTCAGCTTTCGCCCTGGCTTGAGTCGGCCCGCCTTCGTCAGGTTGGCGGGATCGCTGCGCAGATCGCCGTTGTGATCGTCCACGGCCTTGTTGTATTGGCTGGCCACGGCGTTCTGTGCCCAGATCTCGGGACTCCCCACTGGCGACATGCGGATAACGCTGCTGCCGACCTCGATGATGATCTCGCGCAGGCTGGCGTCGATGGCTTCTGTGGCTTGGGCGGCGAACTCAGCAAGGCTCAGCGCGAAGCTGCCAGACTGGCCTGCTCCGGCGCGGCTCATGACCGCACCTGCAACTCGTAGAGAATCGGCGTACCGGCTGGGTTGATCTCTTTCAGCGGTGGGACGATCGACCAGGTGCGACCTTGGACGATCACTTTGTTAAGCAGACCCGGAACCCAATCAAGCCCCTGCGCAGCGATCTTGAGCTTCTTGTCGCCCTGCTTGATGAGGCTGTTGCTCTGGAATTCTTGGCCGGTGAAGTCAAGCAGGATGCCTTGAGCAGTTTGCTCGGCGACTATGCCGGGGCTGCCAGTGCCGGTATCAGGGTCGTACTCGCCAGCAGTGGTTGCCCGGATGATCACGGGCTGACCGAACTCTGTGATCATCTCCAGAGCCATCACGGCCATTTCTTCGTAGAAGACCATGGTGGCTCCAGTTTTCTGTTAATTGGGTGATGAGAGCCAATGCGCCTTTATATCGGCCTTTATTTTTTCACGCTTTGACAGCAGGTCATTGGCAACACGAACAGCTAAATCCACCGCCCTCTGCTCGTTTTCAAGATCCTTGAAACTCATAGCCGAAAGTACGGCTGCGACATACCTATCCCAAGCCTCAATTTGATCTTGTACTGGCGGAACAAGGCAGTTGACGTTATGAATTGGCATTCTGAAACCCTCCCTGTTGGAAGGGTAAAGCTAGTTCACGCTCTCACTGCAAACAACCCACGACGGTGTAGATAATCGGCAAACTGCGTAATGCTCGGCCGGTTCGGCGCCGCAGGCAACAGTCGCCCGCTGGTGTTCGGGATCGTCGCGTACTCGCGCGTTACCGCCCCTTCGACACGCTCCAGCGTTACCGCGCCTTTGCGCTTCTCGACCGGATCGATGTCGTCGGTGTAGATCTCGGCGGCCAAGGCCATCTGGCCGTACTGGATGCGAGCCGGTAGGTAGTCGTCGGGCTTGATCTGGCAGTCCAGCTCAACCCCTCGGCGCGGCCAGGCCAGAGCCTGATCGCTATCCGTTTTGCGCCCCTTCCAGGTCATGCCATTCATCGCCAAGGCGGACCGGCGAAGCAGTGCTTCTTGCGCTGGCACTTCCGCCGGGATGGTCACGCCGAACTTCACGGCGTACATGGCCAGATCCTCGGCGGATGCGTAGCTCTCGGCGTCAGGCTTGCCGGTGCCGTCCTCGATGATGAGCATGGGTCAGTCCTGTTCTTTAAGCAGTTTCAGCAGGGTTGGCAGATCGGCCTTATCGTCGAACGTGACGTTCGCCGCGGTCAACGCGGCTCTCACCTGATCGAGCGTGAACTTGTCGCGAGGGTCCGCTTCCGGCCTGTTCGCCTTCTCGCGATATTCGGCCTTCAGTTTAGCCTTTGGCGGCTTCTCGACTTCACCGCCACGGTCTTCCGTCACGTTGGCATCGATGATGATCAGACCTGCCTTCTTGGCGATCGCCTTCACGTCATCTTCATAGCAGTGGAACGGGCCCGGCAGATACCAGATGTTGTTGTCAGTCATCACTGTCACTCCGCTGGGCCAGGGCATTATGCCCCGGCTCAGTCATTGAATGGTTACTTGGAGGCGTCGCCGATCAGGGCCACACCGGCGGTGTCCTTGATGCTGGCTGCGGTCTTGTCCCAGTTGGTGCCAGTCGCAAGCGCGGCGCTGGATGGAGACTTGCCGCCGTTCGCCACATCCCAGGTGTAGCCCTTGATCCCGAGGCCAAAGGTGTAGTCCACCTGAATGGTCGTGGTGATGCGCTCGTTACCGTTGTTGGTCTGCACGTTCGAGATGATGTCTCGGTTGTCGTGCACCAGAGCGGCACCGGCTGCCAGGCCCAGGATGATTTCCTTGTTCGGCGTACCGGCCTGAGCGAGAGCTGGCGCATCGGTGACGATCGAGGTCTTGCCGAGGATGTCGACGACGCGAACGTTGCCGGCCTGGAACAGGTTGTTCGGGTTGGCGAGGCCTTGGCCGACCAGTTTGTGCCAGGTGGTGCCCTGCATGACTTGAGCAACCAGGTTCTGGCTTGCGTCACCGAATTTTGCGTGCGCGCTGTTCAGGCCGGACTGGGTGATGCCGGCAGTGGCCGACACATCGTTGACGGCAGCTGCTTGCGCAGTGATGGCCGCCACCAGTGCAGCAATCGCGGTGTTGAGCTGGTCTTTCAGCAGCACTTCGGCGAATGCCCGGCTCGCAACCTCAACGCCTTGCGCAGTAGGACGCTGCAGCCAGGTCATTTGCGACGGCTCGTAGCGAATCGGACCGAAACCACCGGCCACTTTCACGGTGGTGTCTTGCAGTTCGGTCAGGTCAACTGGCGCCACCACGGCGTTGGCACCGTAGCGGTTAACACGGCGCTGAGCGGCTCCCAGGTTCTGGAAGAACGACTCTTGCAAGAAGTCGCCGGTGAAGCCGTTCGGCGACAGCACAATCGCGCCATTGCTGGCGGCGTTGAACGCTTCCAGCATTTGATCCAGCGTCTCGAGAGTCGCCGGCATGATGTAATCGTTGAAAACCTGCATTTGAGACAGGGACATGGGTCAAATCCTTAATTTAGAGGGAGATCAGAGAACCGGGACGCGATTGCCGCCGTGCGCTCCGCTTTGGTACCGCCGATGTTTCCTTTCGCGGCCCCGCCGCCACCTCCAGCACCGCCGGCCCCGCCGCCAGATGCCTTGCTACCCGCGATCAGTGGCGCGAATGCCACGTCGTTTGCGAATTCTGCTTTCAGCTCATCCAACGTTGCCGCTGAGAGCTTGCCCTGCTGGTCGAGCACGACCACAACAGGCTTCCCGTCGCGCTGCTCGACGCTCAAACGGCGTTCGATGTGTGGCAACAGAGCTTTGGCACTGCCTGGGATTGCCAGGGCAGACGCGATATCAGTAGCGGTACGGCCGACAGTCAGATCCCGGATCTGGTTGCTCAGCGTTCCACGCTCCTGCTCCAGCATGCCGTTCAGCTCAGCTTCGCGGCGGGTGTACTTTTCGGACCAGGAGCGTTCGAGCTCTTCGACGTTGCCGGACTTACGGGCATTCTCTTCGCGCTCCAGGCGGGCCTGGTCTTCGGCATCCTTGCGCGCCTTGTCGGCAGCCTTCTTCTCGTCCAGCAGTTCCTGAACCTTGGATTTCAGGCCAGAGACATCTTCAGGCTGCGGCAGACCTTCAATGCCGAGTACGAACTTGCCGTCCTTCTCGGTGTAAAGAGCGCGCACGGCTTCGTCGACACCATCCAGGCTGTCCAGTTGGAATTTCAGCATTTTTTGTCTCCCAGAGACGTTGGTGCAGGCCCTGCCTGCAGATGGAATTTCTAGACCTGGTTTTGGCGTGAAAACTTTTGCAGAGTCGATACCCTTGAGGCATCCACCACCGGAACCTGGAGTTTTCGATGCACGTCACGCCAAACGAATTTGCGGTTTTCCTGATTGCCTGCCTCTTTATCGCTCCGGCTGGTTTAGCAGCGATTCGCCAACACAAAAGGCTCACAGCAATTCTTCTTCTGTGCTTCCTTGTGTTCGTCACTCCACCGATCGTCGCGACTGCAACTTGGACCGTGGCGCTTTGCTGGGCGTACTTTGGCGCTCAGACTCCAGCGCGTTCGAAGGCCAAGGGCTCAAGCGCCCTCATCTGAGTGAGGGTCAACGGGGCAAAGTTGCGATCAAGCTGCAGCTCGGAGAATCGTTCGATGCTCAAGCCGCCTTCGCGAAACAGCTTCGCGCGGACCGGGCCGATAGCCTTGTCCTGAAACGCTGCCGGCTGCTGCTTGAGCCAATCGTAATAACTGAGGTCCGCCCTAACCTGCTGGGCGCCACCGTCGCCGATGGATGCCCGAGTGGCGTCCTTGGCGAACAAGGCACTGAAGCGCGTCACCGCCACCACCGTCGAACGGCAGTTGATGTGAATCGGCGGCCTCGGCCCTTCCGTCAGCTTGAATCGCTGCTTATCGAGCGACCGGCATTGGCTAGTGGTCTTCGTATCCAGGGTGCTGACCCATTCCACCGCCTGCACGACGTCGGCGTTCTCTTTCAACGTCTCCATGCGCGCTTGGGTGGCGACGTGCTGCACCGCGGTTCGCACCACAGCGCCGGCGTTCCGGTTGGTCGTGGCCAAGATGCCGTCGTTGTACTGGAGAGCCTTGGTCCCGCGAATATTCTTGATGATCTGGAAGTTGGTTTGGCCTTCGAAGAAGCCCTGCCTGATCGCGCCAGTGAGGCGTTGTCGCTCGGTAGCGGTGAAGCCATCGATAAACGTCTTGAGCAGCTTGCCGCCATCCGCGCCGCGCACGCTGAGTGGGTTGGTGAGGATCGCCGCCCTGATTGCGGTAGCACCTGGCACCGCGGCATCGAATGAAACTCCTGCCGGTGCCGCCCGGGTCAGGCTGGTCGCCTCAAACTCGGCCTCATAGTTCGCAATGTCGATCAGGTCGAGGTTCAGCTTCTCGCTGTACCGGTCGAAGATGCCCAACAGCAGGCTATCGACCTCGCTCAGCAGCCGCTCCAGCCGAGCAACGGTGTAATCCGTCAGGTCGGTCCGGGTCAGCCGCTCACGGATCGAGCGATCAATCTCCTTGAGGAAAGGCCCGAACTTGGCGACCTCCCCCGACTTCAGTTGTTCAAGGAAAACCGCGTGGCGAATCGTGGCATCAAGGATTGCTTGGTTTGCCGCCATTAGGGATTACCTCGGTGTCGTCCAGGGCAGGCCCAGGGCTTTCTGTTTCCAGTTCGTCGCGGATCTGGTCGTCGGTCTTCTCGGGGTCGATAACCCCACGATCACGTAAGTACTGCCAGAAGTCGCCCGCCGGCAACTTGCCGCCCTGCACTGCATTGAACAGTGCGGACAGGATCGTCGCGTCCAGGGTGACCTGGCTGAAGTCCTGATTGAGTTTGTAGACGACCTCGCCAGGTGCATTCACGAACTCAGCCATCCAGACCAAGCACTGGCTGTAGGCCTCGCTGACGTTGCTCACTACCAGCGACAGGACACTGTGTTCCGCGGCGCTGTCATTGTCGGCCTGGGTCGCGGTCTTCACCGCGCTACCCCGCTCGATCAGTCGGGCGCCGAGTGACACCATGTCCTCTTTCTTGCTGTCCATGGCCTCTTTGGCCACGGTATTGGGTTGAGCCTGCCAGACGCCGCACGTGCCACTGACCGGAAGCAGCCAAGGCGCACGGGAGCCGAGGAAGATGCCGCCCTTCTCCATGTGATCGCGCCACTGTTCATCAAGGCCGGCCATCCATGGCTGAGGCTGGCCCACCAGGTAGGCCGCCTCTTCGTAGTCCGCACTGTTCCGGTAATGGCCGATGTTGACTTCCGCCATGTCGTACAGCGGCGAATCGTCGATGCTGGTGTCGTTGTTCTCGCTACCAAGAAACTGGAACGGAATCACTCGCCACGGCTGACCGAGGCCATTCAGTGGAGTGAAGGGCGCGATGGTCATTGCCGTTTCGCTGGAGCCCTCTTCCCACACTTCCTGCGTATACACGCCGGCGGCATCCAGACGCAGCACACGAAACTGAACAACCTGTTCGCTGCCAAACCCGTCATCGGTGTCGACATCGACCGTCTCACGCAGTACGACCAGGCTCAGCAGATGCTGGCCGCCGACTTGGCGAGTCTTCCAGTTGATGATCGACTCGGCGGTGTAGCTCGCGATGTTCGCTCGGGCACGGCCGGAAAGTTCGTCCGCCTTGCTGACCGTGCCCGCCTCGACCACAGCGTAATCCACCAGCAGCCCGTGTCGACCCACTTCGAGCAGGTGCCCGATCACCGACTGGGATTGTTGGTAGACGCTCACACCCTGACCGTCGACGTCCTTGGCCACGTAATCGAGCGCGCCGGGAACAATCAGGGTTGGCCAGGTGCGGAATACTGCACCGACCAGGCTGTGCTTGGTACGCCCCGTGGCGTTGTAGAACACTGCCCGCTTCTTGTACGCCTCGTAGCGCTGCTTGTTGTCCTCGCTGGTGTCGGCCGCGTTCGGCCTCGGCAGGTAACGGTCGCCGGCAGCCTTGATGGTTTCCGACCCTTTGCAGACGTCGCGCACCAAGCGCCAGCGGTACTGTGCCGCCTTGTACTCGGGACGAGTAAAAGTGACGTCCGTCATCGGGCGACTCCCATTTTCATTGAGGTGACCGGTTTAACGATCGGGTACTCGCGGTGAATGAAGTAACCGCCGCCATCGTTGGCGTGGTCGTTGCCTTGGCTCTTGTCCGGTTCGCCGTTGGGCGCCCAGATCTGCTGTTCGAGGCCATCGGCGTAGGTCGGGCATGTGAACGGGTTCACCAGGTAACGCCGCTCGCCCTGCGCGTTGCAGAACATGGCGTTCATTGCGTTGATCCGATCCTTCACCGGCGGGTTGGCCGCCGGCGCGATTACTGTGAAACCCGCCTGCTTGAGCATGGCGATATCGGTGAGGCTGGCATTGACCGACTTGCGCGAATCACCCGAGGCGTCAGGGTAGATCCGGATCTCGCAGGTCTTTCTGAAATCGTTGCCGGTGTGCTCCCAGTACCGTTCCTTGATACGGCGAATCATGTCCGGCGTGTCGTAGCCATCCATCAACTCATCCACGGCGCGCGGCAGACCCTGATCACGTTTGACGTGGGTGATCGCCGCCATCTTGCCGACGTTGAAGTCCATGCCGATGAACAGCGGCTCACCGGCATGGACGGTGTCGATGCATTGATTCAGCTTGCGATCGTAGGCGTGATATATCGATCCGGATGTCAGGTTGACGAACTGCCCGTTCAAGTACGCGCGGATCAGTTGTTCGGGGTATGACTCCATCAGCGATGCGATGTAGTCGTCAGGCAGGTTCAGCTCGTTGTCGAAGGTGCTGGCCTGAATCAGGCCATACATTTCCTTCAGCGCCGGCTTGTCCCGCAACTGCTTCACGAACTGAAGAAAGACGAATTTGAAGCCTTCCGGCGTCGTGGTCACGTCCACGCCGTTCTTCAGCCCGGGGATGTTGTAACGCATCCGGGCAATGATCTTGCGCCAAGCCTGTTGCGCCTTGATCGACGTCAGCACGTCCAGCTCGTCGACCAGCGCGTGACCGATCTTGAAGCCGACGATGGTCTGCGGCTTTTCCATCGACCGGCAAATCACAGTGCCGCGATACTGCCGGCCGCTGTAGATGTGAACCTCATGATTCGCCTGGTTGATCTTGGTCTTCAGCCCCCAGTCGTAGGCCACCTCTTCCATCGTGGGATAGAAGATGTCGCGGATCTGCGGGTAAGTCGGCGCGAAGTAGCCCGCGTTGACGCCGGGCCACTCCATGAAATGTTTGCTGAGCGCAGAACACCCGACCCAGGTCTTCCCGGAGCCGAATCCAGCAACGAATGCGCGAAACTTATGGGGCAACAGGAGGAACTGCGACTGCGGAACGTTAAGGCTCGGCATTCGGCTTCCTCGCATCCACTACATCGACCTGGATGCGGGTCGGGATTGCCGGCTCATCGTCCGGTTCGTCCTTCCGGTGCCGGTTGATGTACATGTCGCCGCTTTCTTTCGCGGCCTGCTCCAGGATCTGCATGGCCAGACCAATGTTCTTCATCGTCTCGGCACGCTCTACAAATCGATTCATAGCGCGGAGGCGGAACGCACGGTTGGCGATCGGGATCTCTGCCGTCTCTTCGCGGAAGCGCTTTCGGGTGTCGTGAAACAGTGTCACCCACTTCTTCGCCAGATCTCTTCCGGCGCGCTTGGTTGGGTCTTGGGCCTCACACTGCTGGCGAGTGACTTCAATGCCGAACTCTTCTCGGACAGCGGCCGCAACCTGCGAAGGAGTGTCGAAACACGCCAAGGCCTGAACTATGAAGCCTTTCACCTCACTGTTCAGGGCTGCCATAGGGTTAGTTCCGTCTTAGGTCTGTCAGGGGTCAGGCCGATCTGAGCAGACAGGTTCCGCAGGCCCTCGATATGTTCAATTTCCCTACCTCGGCAGGATTGTTTGCAGCGTCTACCAGCGCCTGGACATCAGCGCTCGCACCGTAGCGGCGGACGACACCGACGAACTCTTCGACGTCGTGGCCGCGCATGCAAAGTTTCGGCATTCCCTCCTTTGTGAACTTGGGGGCACCGAATACGTCGTGCTCTTGGGCTATGTGATAAAGCTCGTGTTCGATCAGGGCGCAGAAGTCAGCGTCCGAACATTGGGCGCAGTAGCTGGCATCCAGGGTGATCAGGTAGGAAGGCACTCGACCGAACCACTGAGTCATCTGTTGCTCTTGCCTACCCTTCTGCCATGGTCCACAGCGGAACGTGACCTGTTCGGCCTGGCCAACCACTGTCCGGCCCTGCTTGGTGAACCCGCCAGCTGCCCATAACACAGCGAGATCGGCATCAATCAAATGCTCATGATCTTCATTGTGCAGCTCGCCATCGGGGTCAATAATCGTAGAGAACAACCAGTCAGCAACATCAGAAGCCGGCACGAAGCTGATCGGGTAATCATCACCCTCATTGAACAGGCCAAGACCCTTTGGAGGATGCGGACGCTTCATCGGTCCACCTCCTTGTCCAAGACTGTCTATGGTTATGCGTTCGGGAAAATCACAAAGGAAATGATCGTGCGGATAAATGAAGAGTTAATAGTTCAGGCCGCTAGAGAAAGGGCTGCGCGATTAAACAAAAACGATGCCGCCGCCGTTGCGGATGCGTTGGATGCGATTAAGGCGCTCAAGGCCAAGCACACCGGCGAGGAATACAACCAAGCATTAGAAAGACTTTATCGTGAGTACGATGAGTCATAGCGGATACGTATTCAACTCACCATCCAGGCAGTCTCGCTGTGCGCCTGGCCGTGAAGCAGCGCGACGATCAACCCCTGCGGCAGACCGGCGGACTTAGCGGCGTCGATTGCTTTGGCGATGGCGCGATCCAAGTCGACGATGGCCTTGTTGATGTCTGCGCTCATCGGCAGGGCGTGGTGCAGGCGGGTGACGTTGCTCATCAGCTGAACGGATCAGCAGGCTTGGCGATCGAGCGCACGAACCACATGAAGCCCTGTTGCAGGTTCGTCTTGGCCAAAGCCAGCAGGCGTGGATCAACGCCTTCAATCTGACTGATCTGCTTGAACAGCTCACCCGCGTCAGCTTCAAGCGCCTTGATGGAGTTCATACCGTCGATTTCCGACTGGCTCAGGTCGCGGTAACCGGTGATTTTCTTGTGCTGGTTATCCATGCTGCTTTCCTCGTCGCGTGTCGCGACACAATTTGCTGGTTCTCGAAACATGTCGCGACAAGTTTCTAAGCGATTAATCGGTCAAGCAGAGGCCCCGCTCATCCGCTTCACTGGAAAATGAGCCTTCACCGACTAGGGTGTAAGAATTGACTTACGGGGGCCGAGCAATGGAAGAAGTGTTTATCGTGCAAAAGCGACCCGCCAACGGCGTTCTGAACGGGTTCTACTACCGAGTCGTTGATGTCCGCACGGGCGAGGCGATCAATCAGAATTTCTTACACGCTGCGCAGGCAGAAACTCATTGCCAGGTTCTGAATGAGCGGGTTTCTTGTCCCGAACAGATCCAAAAGCTCGCGCCGCACAGTACGATTTTACCTATTCGGGCTTTCGACTCGGCAACTTGAAGTCAGTCACCCGATCCGCGATGTTCCGGATCTTCTCCACTCCTAGGAAGCCAACCCAGCCGCCGGCGAAGGTGGCCATGCTTTGCGGCAGGCCAAAGAAATCCAAGCCGCTGATGATGGTCAGGGTCAACCCACCACAGATCGCGCCTTCCACCAACATCTGGCGCCGCGTGCCGCCGCCGTAAGTGATGCGAAGGACTGCCATTGCGCAGGACAGCGCAGCCGCATAGAGGATCGGCGAATGCTGGCTCAACCACGCAAGCGCTATCGCCCAGGTGTCTGGTTTGTCTGGCATGTTTGGCATCTCGGTTCCTCCCCGTCAGGGAGTGGTGATCTGTTGGCAGGCGATGGCCTGCGGATTTGAATCAGCTCCCGCAGCACTCCCAGCTCGGAGCAATGGGTGTGGCGGGGCCGAAAGCGAAAATGCCCCGATCAATGTCGAGGCCCTGAATGGGTGCGGGATCTTTCCCACTATCCCGGTATCGACGCACAGGCGTTACCGAGGGCTGTAGGTGTAAAGTGGCGACACAGAGCGCTATTCAATGCAAACGTCGCCATTTGCTCTGCATCACAGGACTCTCGCACGATGAATCTCGCTAATCTCCAGACAAAAGACTTACTCAAGCTTCAATCTGAAGTAATAAGCGAGCTCAGAGTTCGTGGTGTCCTGAGAACAATGAACAATCCCGTCGGCGACTATGCTGAATGGCTGGTTGCTTCAGCCCTCGGATTGAAGCTCGCCAAGAACTCAGCTGCCGGCCACGACGCGGAGTCTGAAGCAGGCAAAAAGATCCAAATAAAGGCACGCCGTTTAAGCCACAAAAACAAATCCAGACAGCTAGGCGCTATACGCAATTTGGATAAAGGCGATTTCGACGAACTCGTTGCGGTGATTTTCAATGAATCATACGAAGTCGTAGAGGCCGTATCGATCCCTCACTCCGTCATAGCGGATTACGGCAAGTACAGGTCGCACGTGAATGCGCACATTTTGCACCTCCGCGGGCCGTTGCTTTCTGACAGTCGTGTTCAGGACATCAGTGCGCAGCTAAGCGTTTTCAGCCATGCACACGCATTGCTCGCAGAGACCGCCGAAGCCGCACCAGGCGCATTGATCGCCTCCTCTCTCTAGAGTAATCAGGTGGCCGCGTCCAAAAAAGCGAAAACCCGGCGCAGTGGCCGGGTTTTGCTTGTCGCTTGCATGACCTACATGCGCAAGTACGACAGGATGGATAGATAATGGCTCATTGGCTCATTGACCGTCAAGCGGCTTTTGTTTCAATGAGTTCCTCTGCATCCAGCAGCGTTTGAGCGGACATCAAAGCCTCATCGACCTCCCGCTCCAGCGCCTTGCGGATGTCGCGCCGCCAGCGCTCCTGAGTTTTGATCGGATGCGGCTCGTTCGACCAATTGTCCATCTCGTACCAGCCGGCAGGCAGCACATTGGTCGACCGCTTTCCGTCAACGCCGGCGAGTTTCGGTAATGCCCAGGTCACGACAGCGCAATGCAGAAACCGCTCCGGCGCCGGTGAGCGCATGACCTTTGTCAGTTCTGCGATCGCTGCATGCTTGCGTTCGGTGTGAGTCGAGAACTTGGCCACCAGCACGCGCCAATGCGCAGCCGACAGCGACTTGTGTAGCCGGCTGAACACCCAGCAGTCTTGGAGGAACGCCGCTTCCCTCCCAACGATCTCCCCTTTCTGTTTGGCACACTGGACCCTTGGCTCAAAGTCGCAGCCGCCGGCGGAGTTGATGGTCTCGGCGGCGAGCGCGCGAACCACTGCGGATACCACGTTGCGATATGTCATGCCGCTCTCCCCTTCAACTCTCTGGTCTTTGCTCTGTATTCAGCCTTGATGGCCTTGATCTCTTCGACGGTGTATTTGCGGGGCTCATGAGGCCCTTCAATCCATGCCACCTGCTCGGCGCCGATGCGCTGTACCAGGCAAATGCGGTACTCCACGGCATTGCCTGAAAGGTTGCGATTGCATTTCACGCACTGGCGGTGGATGTTCAGCGGCTCGAAGCGCAGCTCAGGGCAGGCGCCGACGGATCGGTAATGACCGGCGTCCCATCGGCTGCCGGTCATGAGGTCGTGATCGCTGGGCGTCGAGTCGCAGCTGATGCATGGCAGATGCGCGTCACGCAGGCGCACATATTCGTTAACCGCCGCCTGGGCTTCACGCAGATGATCCGCCCGACTCTTCAGCTTCTCCTTGCGGACCTTGATCTCGCGACGCTCTACCTGCGCCAGAGCCTTGCGAGCTTTCACCTGGTGGCGCGGCGCATCGATGATTGCGCAGGCCGGGCTGCAGACCACTTGGCCAAGACGCACGGGGACGAATGAGGCCCTACAGGTTTCGACACGGCATTTCTTCGGCTTGGGCGCCTTCTTTCCCTTGATGGCTGCTCGCATCATGCGGCCTCCTGGCTCAGAAGATCATCGAAGTACACGCCCTGCGGAGCAAAGCGCGCGACGATACGGTCGGTGTAGGCGATGCCCTGAGCGCGATTGAATAGACTGGTCACCGGGAAGCCGTCCGGCCCGAACAAATGGCACTCCCCCATCATGTCCAGCTTCGTTTCGTAGGGCAGATGACGCATGACCCGGTACCAGTCAGCCTGGAACCCGGCATCCTCGCTCAGGAGGATCTGAACCCCGATGTGCAGCTTGCAGTACTTGCGGGCCTCGCCGGCGTCGCCAATCTGGGTCATCTCCGCGATGCGCTTGTACATTGCGAACCACAGACGGTTCTGGTCGAGCGTGCGGTCCTTGCCCGGGCGCAGCGACACCACCACGAACTTCTTGTCGCGGAACATCGCGCTGAGCTTGGTGATGGCCTCGGAGAGCCTGGCTTGGCAGTTAACGCTGATTTTGTCGGTCATTGCACCGCCCTCTTCGCTTCTAGTTGCTCTGCCTGCTGAATCAACAGAGCTCGGCGATCCGCCAATTCGTTGGCTGCTTCAATCCGCATTTCGGTTTTCCTTTCGGTGCTCGCCTTTCGCATTTCCAGCATCGACTCCTTCACGGCGGCGAGCTTTACGCGCAGCTTTGGTGATGGTCGCGCAACTTCACCGGTGAGCAGCGCCACGACTGCCCGGCCGTCTTCGGTGACAGGTGTCACGCTCAGGTCGGCCAAGTACTTCTGGCCATGCTCATGGGCGATGCGCTGCATTTGCACAGCCTTGGTGATCGCCTGCACGCGGCGGCTGGCATCGAAGCCAACAGAGACGTGCCAGTTGACGCACCTGTTGTCTTCCCGCGCCTGGCCGACCAGTCGCTCGTAGGCACTGATGAACGCCATGCGCGCCCCGACTTTGTCGCCGGCGTCGAGGACAGGTTTTGCGGCGGCCAGAGCCAGTTGGATTTCGTCGGTTAGCACCACGGTTTCGAACTCGTCGTTCGTGGTCATGGCGATGGCCCAGGCTTCATCTTTGCCCGGGCGACCGTCGGCTGCCTGAACACGCTGGAGAATGGCGGCCAAGGTCAGCTTGCTGGTCAGCTCCCGGCGGCAGGCTTTCAGTGCGCCGGCGACAGCTTCAGCCGGATAGTCAGCCAGGTCGTCAGCCATCATCTCGGCGGCTTCGGACGTGATGGTCTGGCCCAGCACCTCAGAGGTGGCCGTGATCGCCAGCGCCAGGCGGGCGATTTGTTCAGGACCCATGCGGTTAGAGGAATTCATTGGCCGAACCTCCTACACGCTCCATGATGCGCTGGGCCGCCTCTACACCAGCGTTGAGGTTCGCTTGTTTACGCTCGATTTGCTGGGCAGTAGTCGCGTTCATCTGGCGATTGGTGGCCCACTGGGTGTGGTAGCTCTCGGCGTTGGCCAGCAGCTCGTTGAGGCTGTGGCACTTGCGCACGACAGCGGAGTCACTGTTTTTCAAATAGTGGGCGGCAACGTGGTGGGCGACGTCAGCACCGAGGCGGTCGACCAATTGACCGAGTTGGCCGCCGACCTTGCCGTTCCATACCGGCCAGGTGTTGTAGCGCTTGCGGTAGGCCATGGCGTAGTTCGCCCAGACCTTGAAGGTTTTGCAGGACTGGTCTTTGGGGCCCGGCATGTCAGCGGGGATTTCAACCCGTGGCGTATCGGTGCGATCAACCACCAGCACCAGATTGCGGGACTGAGCCGGCACAACCTCGGCGTGAGCCGGGGTTGCAACTGGTTCAATGACCGGTTCATTGACTGATTCAGAAGAGTGACTGGTTCTGGGTGCAGCTCCTGCACTACCCCCTGGTGCAGGAGATTCACTAGGGGGTGAACCTGCTGCACTACCCTGGTGAATCTGCTGCACCACCCCTGGTGCAGGAGGTGCACCACCATCGAGGGTCAGGAAGTAAACGTTCGACGAGTTCCCCTTCGGGCCGCCCTTCCTGATTTCCTTGCGCAACAGTCCAGCCTCACACAAAGTGGTGATGTGGTTCATGACGGAACGCTTGCTGATCTCACACTGGTCGGCGATGTGCTGATAGGACGGCCAGCACTCACCCAGATCGCTGGCATTGTCTGCCAACTTGATCAGCACCAGCTTGCGCAGTGGATTGCCGACGCGAATCTTCATCGCGGCGACCATAAGGCCCATGCTCACGCGGCACCTCGCAGGGCTTTGTCGTGGGTGTACAGGCCGTCCCAGCCCTTCTTCATTGGCAGCTCGCCGGCCAGGTACAGGTCGTACAGGCGCACAGCGCCCTTCTTGAGCAGAACGGGAGTGAAGGAAACGAATGGCTCGCGACCATGCGGGGTGACTTCGTGCTGGTGTTCGGTCATGTACTTATCGCGGGCATAAGACGCCACACGGAAGCGCAGGCCAGATTTGCTTTCGTTGAACAGCCAGTTGCGCCCTTCGAGGTACTTGCCCACCTGCATGACGTTGACCCCATTGAGGCCCTTGCAGAATTGGGTGTGGGTCATGCCTTCCTTGAACAGGTTTTCCAAGGAATGAATTTTGGTGGCCTGGGCTTCGACTTGAATGGTCAGTTGCAGGCGCGCCTGCTCAGCTTCGAAGGCTAACTGGATCAGGTCCATGCGGGAGAGTTCACGGGGCTGAGCGATTTGCCCTTCCAGCTCCTGCCAGCGATCCACAAGTGCCGCAGTAAACTCAGGGCTGAGCTGGGCGACCACGACGAAGCTGTCGCGCTTGCAGATCATGTACTCGGACGCCTTCCTGCCGAGGCTATCGAGGTATTCCCCCATTGGGGGAAGAGCGATCACAGCCTTTCCATTGTTGTCGGTGCGAGCAGCCAAACGCTCGATGGACTGCTTGACCTTGTCATGGCGAGAACCAACCAGATCAGCGATCTCGCGAGAGGACATCGTGGTACGCGACACGTTTTCAGAATCGCGAAAACGTGTCGCGACATGGTTCGGGGTATTGCCGATTGGTATTTGGGTATGCATAATCGGGCCTCTCTAGTTTTGCAAATGAACCGCCGGGCCTGGCGGTTTTTTTGTGCCTGTTTGAATTCAGTCCCTTTCCAGAGACCCTTTGCTGCCACTCCCTAATTAGGGACCGGCACATCACCTCAGTAGCCTGAACGGAACCACGTTGCTGCCTGCGTTCGTCACTCGGCGCTGCAGGAGAAATCGACTCGCCCTGCCTACGATCTGCGAGGCCAGCGCATCAGTACTGATGCCCATCTCTTCAGCCCAAGCCTCCAGATCCTCGAAGTCGCTCTTCCTGAACTGCGCCACCTCAAACACCTGTTGCGTTGTTGCGTCGATTAGTACTGGCATTGGCCCTCCCATGACCTATTCAGGCCCTGGCCTTCTTCTCGTTGATCAGTGGCAGGTAGCCGTGCTCTTTTTTGAATGCCAGCGCGGCGAGGATGATTTCGCGGGCCAGCACGCTGTGTTGCGCCTTCAACTCATGGGCGTAATCCTTGAGCTCATGAAAATCTTCGTCATCCAGACGAACCTTGACCTGATGGTCGTGGCGGTGGGCTTTATCGTCATAGGCCATCGGGTGTTCCCCTGCCGTTCTACGGTGACTGGTTGTTCTGGATGAAAAGAGGGCCTCTGCCCTACCCCGAAGAGTCCCTCACGGAGGGCCTAATTGGGGGCACCAACTGCAAGACCTTCGCCTTTCTCTTCCCGACTTCGGAAAGCGCGCCACTGGCAATGGACGCCTCGATCATTTCATTGATGGCGCGGTCGAAGGTCCAACCGTTCCCGCGCATCAACCCCTCTACTTGCTGTCGCGTATCAGGCGGCAGACGTTCAAGCTCTACGGTCATTTGGGCCTCCAAAGGGCCTTCAGCCCGCGATATCTTCTTGCTTGTCCTGCATCAGCTCTTCGATCACGCCGTTGGCGACGGCCCACTCGATGATTTCGTAGAGATAGGTCGCGTGCTGCATGCGAGTCTTGCTCGCGGCTTTGCGTAGGATCCGATCCAGCACAGGTTCGAAACGAACCTTCACCGGGATGGCGCGCTTCTGATTGGGGTCCATGTACATGCTTGGCTTTCCTTTGTGGCTGATGAAGGGGTTAGGCGGCGCCCTTGAGCGCCTTGCGGGCAAACGGGATGAGGTCAGGGCGTAGGCCGGCGATCGTAATTTCGCCACTCGAAGCGTCTTGAAGTCGCTCGGCCAGCTCGGCAGATGCTTTGCGATGACCGCCTGCGAGCTGCCAAAGGTGGCCGACAGTTGTGTTTGCAGCGATAGCTATTTCCTGCCGCCGCTCATTTGCGGCCCTGCCCAGCCAATCACGGAGGTGATCATTCATGAGGGTTCTCCTTACACATATTGAGAAATTTAGCTTATGGCTAATTTTCAAGCAAGGAGAATTTAGCTTTGCGCACATTTAGCAGAGAGCTAAACACTGGCATTCTTGCAGCCATGGATATTTACGAGATTCGCAAGCGCAACCTGGTCAAGCTGATTGGTGGCCAAAGAAAAGGCTCCTGCGCCGAGCGCTGGGGCATGGCTCCTGCACACCTGAGCCAAATCCTTTCTGACAAGACAGCAAAGAATCTTGGAGATGACGTCGCTCGCAGGATTGAGAGTGTCGAGGGGTTGTCTAGGGGGTGGTTTGATTCAATTCCACTTGATGAGACCGCAAGCAATGTGCAGACAGCAGAACAAGCCGCGGCCAAATCCGGAGTGTCGGCGGCTGATCAGGTAAAGCTGATGCTGGCAAAAGTAAAAGGGCTTTCGAGCGAGACTCGCGATCGAATTGTGGCTGCTGCTGAAGAGCCACCGACAGACGCTCCCGAGGTTCTACCAGCCAACTTGGCAAGCCTTCGGCCAAAACAGGATGAGATCCTGATCCCTCAGTACGACATTCGCGCTGCAATGGGTGACGGCCAGCTCCCTCCCGAATACAACGAGGCAGTACGCAATCTGGTTGTGCGGGAAGAGTTGCTGCGCGAGAAAGGCGTGACCTACACCTCAACCGCGGCTCTCGCGATGATTACTGGTTGGGGACAGTCAATGGAGGGCACGATCAACGACAAGGATTTGGTAATCGTTGATCGTGGTGTGAAGGATTTCATAGGTGAAGGAATCTATGTGATGACCTGGCACCAAGATTTGTACATCAAGCGGATGATGCGCCTGGATGAAGATCACTATCGACTGATCTCGGACAACCAGCACTACGAGAACCAGACTGCGCGGATCGATGACGTGACGATCCATGCGAAGGTGCTGCTGATCTGGAATGCGCGGAAAGCGTAACCATGCCCCTCACCAAACCCAACCAAGAGCTACGCCGCGACCTGAAAGAGGCAGCCGCCCTGCTCAAGTGGTCGGGCGTTGATCTGTTCGGCTTCGCCAAGCGCCTTCTGGCTGCAGGAGATGTGCAAGGCGCCAATGATCTGATGAAGATCGCACTGGCCTTTCAGGAGACGGAGGACAAGCTGGCTGGGTATGCGGAAGAGGTGAAGGTGGGAAGGATTGTGCGGGGGAAGGTTGAGTGAGGCGTTAAGGCGATGTTTGGCACAGTTCGACCACTTATGAGCAGCATTTTAAGAGAATAATGGAGTATCTATGGCTCAAAAAAAGAAGGACTCAGTCACGACAGATCATCCTGACTTGCAGTTGACAATCCAACCATCGTCGCCCGAGCCGGAAGCAAGGCCGGCGCTGCCTGCCAAGAAATCAACAAAATCGCGAGCTGCTCCGGAGCTCAAGGCTACACACAAGGGCAACTTTGAGAAAGACTTCGGATTATCAGTGGAGTGCTACGTACTAAATGATGATCGGAAGACCGCCGTCATAAGCCAGCGGGGAATGGCTCAGACCCTAGGTTTAGGTGAGGGTGGTAGCCGTCTACCGCGGTTCATGAATGGCAAAACGATCTCTGAATACGTGGGGCCAGAACTTCGAGAAAAACTCGATAAACCCCTAATTTTTCAGGGCCCTACCGTGGGCCACAGCCAGCCGCCACAGCATCTCAATGGTTATGACGTAACAATCCTCATTGATATCTGCAAAGTGGTTGTCGCAGCGGAAAGCGATGGCAAGCTTCTGCCATCCCAGGCGAATGTGGCCAAGCAAGCTCACGTTATCCTGAATGCCTCTGCTAAAGCTGGGATTACCGGACTTGTGTATGCGCTGTCCGGGTATGATGCGACCCGAGACGAGGTTGTTGCCGCGTTCAAATTCTTTGTTCGCGAGGAGGCTCGCGAATACGAGAAGGAGTTTCCAGACCAGCTTTATTCAGAATGGTATCGCTTGTATGAACTTCCGAGGCCGGAGCGCAACAAGCCTTGGAAATTTATGCATCTAACAATCGATCACGTATATCGACCGCTAGCAAAGAGTAGCGGAAGGGTTCTCGAATTGACTCAAGCGCAACGAGCAAAAAGTGAGGAGCGACACAAGAAACTCCACCAATTTCTATCTGATGTGGGCGTAAAAGCACTTCGTCAACAGCTCGGACAATTATTGGGCATTGCGCGAATCTCCAGAACCCAGCAGGAATATGAGGATTTTGTTGAGCGTCTATTTGGCGATCAGCCCGATCTTTTCAAGCAGTGATATCCAGTCAGGCCCAGCGCCGGGCTTTGTATTTCCGCCCGCCCCTGTTGTCGTGACGACATTATCTCAACGGGCCACTCTCTTCCTGCGGCCCGGAGATCATCATGACCAAGCAACAAATCGCCACAACAATCCGGCGCGCCAAAGACCTTATGCGCACGCCAACCCATCACCGCGCCATGACCGTCCACCGGATCATCGGCCGCATCGTTGCCATGCGACTCCCTGTAGATGGAACCATTTCAGAAGCACACGTTGTCCTGAATAAGTCGCACAGGCAGCTTCATCCCCGCTGATTGCTTTCAATTTGAGCCCGCCGCGTGCGGGCTTTTTCGTGACTGTTAGAAAGGTGCCGGCTCCTCTACTGCCATGAATTCATCGTGTACCTCTACCCGTGGATCTTCCTCGGAGGACGCCTCCCACCTCAAGGTCACTGACTCATCCTCGTCGTTGAATGTCATTTCAATCCCGTCCGTTTCGGACAGCAGCCCCATCACCTCTTCCCACTCCCGGTCGCCATCTGTGTCCAGGCGATGGATCGTCACCCAGCGCTGATCCTGGGCGATCGGGTGATTGATCATCGAGGATACACGCAGGCTCAAGCGCTCTATCCCAGACATTGCAACCTTGACCTCTTGTTTTTGCTTCTGCGGCTTTGCCATGGACTACTCCTTGGATGCTGTATATCCATACATGCTGTATATCAATACAGTTTATTTGCGAAGCATAGCTCAATGCTAAATCGCAGGTAAAGGATTGCTTTCGGCAGCCTCAGCTCTCAGTGCTTTTATCGTCCAGCGAAAATAATTTAGCTTCAAGCTATTGACGCCGCTTTAGCTTGCAGCTAAATTTCACTCCATCGCCACCGAGCACCCAAACAGGGACCGGCAGCGAAGGGCCTCAACAGACCCGCCGCTCTTTAACAACCAGCGCCATGAACGACTACCCGGCCAGTCCGGTTAGGTCACTCCCGGCTCCATCGGTGGGAGGTCAGTAAACCGATGAATAAAAACCGCACTTGCCTCTACCGGCGACCGGCGATCCGACAGGCCCGAAAGCCTGCCCACGCGCAGCCCACTGCGACGGCGGACGAGGTGTTAACCGAACTGAGTGAATGACCTGGTAAGCAGGTGCGGAGAAACACGGAATTTTTCACTGATGCACCTGGTGACGGGTGCATTGGGAAAACGACCGAATGCCGGTTCAGGAGAGGCTATCTTTATCAATGAGCTGGTTGGATTGCCAAACAAGAGTTGCAGTACAGCAGTAGCTCTCCTTTGCTAATCACGACGCTTCTCATACTTCCTGAAATTGAGAGGATCGCGCGATGAAATGGGAAAAAACTATTGCTTGTCTGTTGTTTTTTGTGAGTGCGAACACTTGGGCCGGCGGGGAACATGACTTCTGTGTTGATCGTTCTTCTCCAGCTAGAACCGAATCGATCCATGCTCGTTTTAAGTATGGAGATATTGATCCTGGGCGGGAGGCAGCACGGCTTATTGTCTCACAGCGATATCGCCAGGTTGACACCACAAATGTCACAGTCACCGACTACGACAAAGACACCTGCAAAGCCCCGATAGATGTCGTCGAAGAGATGACTGTTAGTGCTTCACCTGAACAGCTCGCCAATCTCGGCAATGCTGTGGGAAGGGGAGATCTCGCTGGGGCTGGCGTGCTCGCATTAGACATCGCGGCAGGCGCATCAGTGGCGATTGTCAAAGGAGTTGGCAGTGTGGGTGGGGACGTTGTGGAAGGAGTGAGAAATTTCTTCTGCGGCTTGTTCAACAACTGCTAGTTACCAGCAATCGCTCTGATTTCTCGCATCCCGACTTCTCGAAAATGAGCGACTTGCCGCCGTAAGCGGCCTTTCTCTTTTTCCTCCTATCTCTAATAACACAAGCCGAATGCACTCTCCTCCGCGCCCAACGGCAACCAGCGGAACGGATGAGTGCAGCCGAGTTTTGTTGGATCAACACCCGCCACTCTGGAGGCGACCATGTCAGCACTACGCAAGGCTCAAATTCAATACGACGACCTTCTGCCGCCTCCGGTGAACGAAGACGACCTGGCGGAGATTCAATGGCTCGAAGCAAACGCTGAAAACCTGATGCGAGGCTTCGTCGTCAGCTGGGGTATCCGCACAAATCGCGGTGAAGTGACCCAAGCCGAGCTTCACAAGGCTGTTCAGGACCATGTGAACCAGCGCCAGATCGACGGTGAAGACAAGAAAGATGTACTCGGCCAGCTGGTGATCGCCGCCCTGGGTTACAGCACATCTAGCCTGATGATGGACATGGCCATCTACCTGCTCGGCTCCAAGACGGCGCTGAAGGATATTGCCCTCGAACTTCTACGGCCTCACGCGGCCAAGGCCGTTGCGCTCCAGGAAGAGCAGGACCGTCTTGAGCAAAGGTGCGGATTTTGAGCCCGCACATCCTGATCGATCAGGCCCTCGACGGCGTGGCCACACCCATTGGCCAAGAGGACATCAGCTTGTTGGTCCAGGAGCTGATCACGCGCCTCTTCACCGACGGCGCAATCACCATCGACGAGTTCAACCACTACTGCAAACGGCTGCGCGACATTTGCCAGCAGCGCAAGGAGGCATGATGACTACATCACCAGTCAAAACGCTGATCGACGAACAGCTCGAGGACATCAGCGCCCACAACTTGCGCGAGGCTTACGGCCTGGCCGAGCGCCGCGGCTTCTTCGGTGCGCCAGTCGAGCAGTATGCCGAGCCAGGTTATGGCGGCCGTGTCCTGCAGGTGCTGCGTTACCGAGTTGCTCAACTGGAGCGTGAGGAATGAGTGGCCACGGCGCGCATCTACGCGGCCAACACCTGGCAATACGCTGTGCAAAGCTTCGGCGGGAGGGCCTGCCGCTGACCGAGGTTGCCGAGCGCGCCGGAGTCGATCGCGAGCGCGTTGCCGCCAAGATCAAATTGGGTGAGCGGCTTTTGTCACTCGAGGAACACCAGTGACCCGTCGCCAGCGATACCGTTGCGTCTTCTTCTGGCGCAGTTCGTTTATCGCCCTCACTACATGCACCGCCCTCATGTTGTTCGGCGCCCTCTCCGCGCCAATCCCTCAATAGCACACACCTTTCAAGAGCTGCGCCCGGGCGCGGCAAGGAATTGTCATGTCCGCACAAAGCGTGGCGCCGGTGGCGCACGAACAAACCCTGCACATTCTTCCCCATGTCGCGACCAGCACCAGCGCTCTAGTCCTCGACGGCGATAGCCTGGACAAGATGATGCGCTTGGCAGAGGTCATGGCCACCGGCCGCGCTACGGTGCCGAAGCACTTCAACGGTAACTCGGCGGATTGCCTGGCGGTCGTCATGCAATCCATGCAATGGAAGATGAACCCCTTCGCGGTTGCACAGAAAACACACCTGGTGAATGGCGTGCTCGGCTACGAAGCCCAGCTGGTCAACGCGGTGATCACCACCTGTGCACCGGTACTGGATCGCCTGCATTACGAATGGTACGGCGCCTGGGAAAAGGTGATCGGAAAATTCACCATCAAGACCAGCGACAAAGGTGAATACCGAGTACCTGGGTGGGTTCTGGCCGATGAGGAAGGCCTGGGCGTGAAGGTCTGGGCTACGTTTCGCGGTGAGGCCGAACCACGCGTTCTGGAATTGCTGCTGGCCCAGGCCCGCACCCGCAACAGCACGCTGTGGGCCGACGATCCTCGACAGCAGTTGGCCTATCTCGCGACTAAGCGCTGGTCGCGCCTGTATTGCCCCGACGTGATCCTTGGCGTGTACAGCCCGGACGAACTCGAAGAAGTCACTCCAGTCATCCGCGATGTGTCGCCACCTAAAGATCGGGCCACCACCGAGCTTCCACCCTACCCCGACGAGAAGCTCGCCGAGAACCTGCCCAAGTGGCGGGCCGCAGTGGACTCCGGTAAGTCATCCCCTGATCACTTGATCGCAACCGTCAGCAGCAAGTTCACCCTGAGCGAAGCGCAGATCGAAACGATCAAGGCCCTCGCCCCCATTGAAGGAGAGCAAGAATGAAAATCCATAATGTCGCTCAGGGTTCCGAAGCCTGGCATGCGCTACGCGCCAACTATTTCACTGCCTCCGAGGCACCGGCAATGATGGGCGCGTCAAAGCAGATGAAGCGCACTGAACTGCTCCACGCCAAGAAAACCGGCCTCGACCGCGACGTGTCGTGGTGGGTGCAGAAGTATCTGTTCGATAAAGGCCATGAAGCTGAAGCCTTGGCCCGCCCAATTCTGGAAGCACGCATCGGCGAAGACCTGTTTCCGATTGTCGGCACCGACGGCGACCTGCTTGCCTCGCTCGACGGCTGCACCATGCTCGGCGAAACACTGTTCGAGCACAAAATGTGGAACGAGCAGCTCGCCGCCGACGTACTGGCCGGCAACCTGGACCCGCACTACTACTGGCAGCTTGAACAGCAACTGTTGGTGAGTGGCGCCGAGAAAGTGATCTTCGTGTGCTCCGATGGGACCGAAGACAATTTCGTGTCGATGGAATACACACCGGTGCCTGGCCGAGCCGCGACACTCGTTGCAGGATGGAAGCAGTTCCAGGCCGATCTACTCGACTTCACGCCGGTCGAGGTCGTGCCGGAAGCTGTCGGCAAGACGCCGGATAGCCTTCCAGCGCTTCGCATCGAAGTCACCGGCATGGTTACCGCCAGCAACTTGGAGCAGTTCAAGGCTCACTCGCTGGCCGTCTTCGACTCAATCAACACCGTTCTAGAAACCGACCAGCACTTCGCGGACGCCGAAAAGACCGTCAAATGGTGTGGCGATGTTGAAGAGCGCCTGGCCGCGGCCAAGCAGCATGCGCTGAGTCAGACAGAAAGCATCGACTTCCTCTTCCGCACCATCGACGAGATCAGCGCCGAGGCACGCAGAAAGCGCCTCGAACTGGAAAAACTGGTAAAAGCTCGCAAGGTCAGCATCCGCGAAGACATCGTCATGAACGCGGCGAAGGCGCTGCAGGTGCACATCGACCAGATCAACAATTCACTAGGTGGCAAAGCTCGCATGCCGGCCGTGCCCGCCGATTTTGCTGGCGCCATCAAGGGCAAGAAGTCCATCAGCAGTCTACGCGATGCCGCCGATTCGGAACTGGCCCGCGTGAAGATCGCCGCCAGCCAGGTCGGTGACAGCATCCGCGCAAATCTCGCGAGCTTGGTCGAGTTGGCTGCCGACTATGTCTTCCTGTTTAACGACGTCCAGCAGCTTGTGCTGAAGGCGAATGATGATCTGGTGGCGCTGATCAAGGTTCGGATTTCGGAACACCAGAAGGCCGAGGAGCAAAAAGCCGAAGCGCAGCGTGAGCAGATTCGGCAGCAAGAGCTGCAGCGCATCGAAAACGAGACGAAGGCCAGTGCGCCGGTCGAGCCCGCTCCAGTGTCCACCGCTGCACCGGTGAAAGCGGCGGCACCGATTCAAACTGCTGCGAAGCCGGTAGCCAGCGCCGCACCGCTGGTAAACCTGCAAGCCGAGGTGTTCGATCTGGAAGCGCTGATTCATGCCGTCGCCGAAGGCCATGCCCCGATTTCCGTGCTGACGGTAGACTGGGAAAAGCTCGATGCACTGGTCGCCGCCCAGGGAGCCAAGTTCAGTATGGTCGGTGTGAGACTGGTCAAGGTGGCGGCATGATCAGCAACCACATCAATCTTATCGAACAGCAGCGGCAAAACGCGGACACGATATCTGATCAGGTCGCCCAGTCCCTGGCTGCCGGCGGGCAGGTCGCCCAACTGAAAAGCCCGCCGCGCAATCCGCTACCGCCTCCCCGCTCACAGAAAATAGACCCTGAAACGGTACTCAAGCGGCGCCCCAAGCCGCTGTCACTGGCCGAGCGCAGGGCCCTTCGCAGAATGGCGGGCTCATTATGAGCAAGCGCAAACCGCACAACATCAAGGCGCGAATCGACCGGTCGTGCCGGTCCCTGGTGCGAACCAACCACGTCGCGGTGGTCAACATCGACCCGAGCGGCCGGCAGGGAATGATCAATTACAAGTCACTGAAGAACATCGCGCCCGGGAAAATTGGTCAGGCTGTCTGCGAGATAGCCCACCATTGGACGATCTTCCTCAGTGCGCTATGCATTGATCACACCGGCAATCGCTACCTGAAGTCGGTGGAGGTCGCGCCGGACGGCATGTACCTCTCCGACCACCTCGAAGAAGTGATCGAGCATTGCTACAAGAATTTGCGTGACTCCGCCAATCAAAGCCAGATGGTGGCCTCTGGTTGGATCGCCATTCCGGACTCCTTGTCGTTGGATGAAGCTCATGCAGCGCGGATTTTTGAAGCGGTCGGGGCTTGGAATCAGATCAAGGTAGCAGCGTGAGACGGTTCCGCACCCAGCAACGCAAACGACAAACGTGGCTGGCATTGCCGGCCAGTGGAATAGAAGAGGTAGCTCATGGCAGCCGCGCAGAAAGATCGATCGGCAAAGACTGCTGCGAGACGAAAGACTCGCGGCGAGGAAGAAATCAGGCTGCATTGCATGGCCGGCACCCGCCAAGCCTTAGCTGAGTTGATGGCCTGGAGCGGCATAGAGGAACAGGGCGAGGCGATCACGCTGATGATTCACCACCTGCACCGGCTTGGCGCGGGCGGGGCCCTGCCCTTACTGACACCTCCGCGCCACGAAATCACTATTTCGCCACTCGTGGCGCGAAAGCTGGACAGCATACGACTGAAACTATCGATGCAAACAGCCGAGGATTAGCGGCCGCTATTTCCCAATCGCCACGCCAGATGCTCAAGATATTCAGCTACTGCAGTCTTTTGATCTGGACCGCCAGCGCCTTCTGAGTCAAGGGCGGAGGCCTTTGCTGCATTAATCACCGGTAGCAGTGAGATATCGGTTTTGGCGCGCAATTCCTTATACAAAGCGACTACCAGATGCTCCAGCGCATCAATTTGTGCTTGTTGCTGACTCATTTAAAGCTCCTTGTGCCCGGCCCAATGCCGGTCACCCGTAATACCTCAACCCAAACCAAATTGCCACCACCGGTCACGGAGGGCGGCGTCTACCCGAGGTAACCGCAATGCCTGTTCTCCACAGCGCAATCCACAAGATCGACAAGAAGCCCGACGGCACACCGGCTGTTCTATTCCTCGGCAGCGCTGAGCAGGTCGAGAGCCAAGCCCGCGACGATCTGATGTGCCAGTTCAACGAAAGCTACAACGCCACCGCCGGCAAGGGCTGGGGATTCTTCCACGCAGAATCTGGCGCGTACCCACTCAGCGGCTGGCTCGGCAAGTACCTGGCTGGTAGTTCCGGCTTCCTTGAGTTCAGCGTCACCGCCGTCGAGCATCTGGCCAGGCTGATGGAAGAATCGAACCTGACCACCGGCGGGCACGCCCTCTTCTGTCAGTACCAGCAAGGCCTGACCCAATACCTGGCCATCGCCCTGTTGCAGGAAACGGAAGCGGTGACCATGACCGAAGAGCTGCGCCTGATGACGGTCAAGCGCCTGGACCTAGACCATATTCGCCTGGCCGCGCGCATCAACCTCAGCGAGTGGCAGAACAACCCGCAATCGCGCCAGTACATCTCGTACCTGAAGGGTAAGCAGGGCCGCAGACTCAACGAATACTTCCGCGACTTCATCGGTTGCCAGGAAGGGATCGACGGCCCGGGTGAAACGCGAACGCTGCTCAAGGCCTTCAGCGATTTCGTCGAGAGCGAAGACCTGCCAGAAGATTCAGCCCGCGAGAAGACGCAGACCCTTGTCAGTTACTCCATGGCCCAGGCCAAGCTCGGCGAGCCCATCACCATCGACGAGCTGTCCGAGCTAATCAACGAGGACCAGCCGAAGGCATTCGCGGACTTCATCAAGGCTGCCGACTACGGGATTTCCGACACCCTGCCGCCGGACAAAAAGACCATCAATAAATTCCGGCGCTTCACCGGCCGGGCCGAGGGTCTGTCAATCAGCTTCGAGCAGCATCTTCTCGGCTCAAAGGTGGAGTTCGACGAAGCAGGAGGCACACTGACACTGCGCGGACTGCCGACCCAGCTCACCGAACAGCTCAAGCGTGCAGTTGCCTGAGCCAACTTCATTTATTTCGCTGATTGCTTATAGCCGACCGAGTATCGCAACCGATTCCTGCCATAAGCCTTCATCAGCCCGAGAAGTTTGCTGGCCGACATGCAGGAGTACATAGCCATGGCCGAGGTAGTGGTTTACGGCGCCGCCGAAATCGATTGTGGCGTCGAGCGTTGCCCCGCATTCGGAACATGCCTCACCGGTGCCGCTGAAAACCTGGGCAACCTTGTTGATGCCCGCATACATCGCATCATAGTTCACAACCTTTCTCCTTGATCCGACTCCATGCCGGGGAACAGTTATAGCTCGCACCATTTCGTAGCCAGTCTAATCCCGCGCCTCATTGCTTCATCGAAGCTTTTCCAAGGCCAGCTTTCTTTGGCCAGCAGGACATCGTTACTACCGTCTCGCCCCCAGACACGAAGCCCCACCGGGGCAGGGTTATCCGGCTTTCCCCAGATGAAATCAATCTTCGCTCTTCTACCATTTGGGTGGACGTAATCCACAGGATAAGGCCGCTCTACCAATAAGCTCATTTCGATTTCCTTGTCATCCAGCACTGCGCTGGATCACCAAGCAGTAGCCCACAAAACCACTTCACGCCAGTCGGCGAGGATCCCCTATGTCCGCAGAACAGAAATTGCCCCAGTTCATCAACCGCCAGCCAAGCATGGGTTTGCCCTTCGAAAAGGAACTGGTAGTGGATCTGTTCGCCGGCGGCGGCGGAGCCAGTACCGGGATTGCCCGGGCGTACCGGGAGCCGGACGTCGCGGTAAACCACAACCCAATCGCCCTGGCCGTGCACCGGGCCAACCACCCGCAGACCGCGCACTATGTCGCGGACGTATTCGAGGTGGATCCGGTGCTCGCCACCGGCCGCCAGCCGGTTGGCATTCTCTGGGCCTCGCCGGATTGCCGCCACCACAGCAAGGCCAAGGGTGGCGCCCCGCGTGATCGTGGCGTTCGTGGCTTGGCTTGGGTGGTGGTGCGCTGGGCTCACGCAACCCGGCCGCGTCTGATGTTCCTCGAGAACGTCGAAGAGTTCTGCGACTGGGGGCCGATCGACGAAGACGGCCAACCGATCAAAGCCGATCGCGGCCGGACCTTCAAAGCATTCATCGCCGCGCTCAGCACCGGTCTCGCCGCCGATCACCCGGATATGCCTGAGATCCTCGAATCAATCGGCGAGTTCGTTCCGGTGGAAGCACTGGTGCGCGGCCTTGGCTACAACGTCGAATGGCGCGAGCGTATCGCGGCCAACGCCGGCACCCCGACGATTCGCAAGCGTCTGTACCTGGTCGCACGCAGTGACGGCAAGCCGATTGTCTGGCCGGCACCAAAACGTCACAAGGTGCCGACGGCGAAGCAGCAGCCATGGCGCACCGCTGCTGAGTGCATCGACTGGAGCAACCTGGGCCGCACGATCTTCCGCGACAAGCCGATGGCCGCGAACACCATGCGTCGCGTGGCCAAGGGCTGCTGGCGACATGTGCTGACCAGCGCGAAGCCATTCATTGTACCAATGCGCGGCACATCGGAAGCGCACACCAGCACCCACGGTGTGGACGAAGCACTGTCGACCATCAGTGCCGGCGGCACGCATCACGCGCTGGTGCAGCCGGTGGCAGCGCCATTCCTCACCGAGTGCGCCAACGGATCATCGCAGCGCAACTTCGATGTGCAGGAACCGCTGCGCACGCAGGTGGCTCAGGTCAAGGGTGGCCACTTCGCAATGGTCGCCGGACATCTGACCCACCTGACGCACCACGGCGACCGAAGCGGGTACTCACTCGACGAGCCGGCCCGAACCGTGACGGGCGCTAACCGTGGCGAGCAGGCGCTCGTCGCAGCGTTCTTCGAACAAGCGAATGGCGGGTTCTACGACGGTGACGGCCGCGCCGCCGACGCTCCGCTCTCGACCATTTGCCAATCGGGCGCCAACCAGCGTCTTGTGAACGCCTACCTGGTGAAGTACTACGGCAATGAAAAGGACGGGATATCGCTGACCGAGCCGATGCATACCCTGCCGACGAAGGATCGGGTTGCATTGGTTGAGGTAGTGCAGGTGCCGGAAACGTTGACGCCTGAGCAGTTGGAAGGCGCCCGCCGTTGCGCCGCCTTCATGCATGAGCATCTTCCGGAACACTTCAAAGACCCGGCCGACTTGGTCATGGTCGGCGGCTACGTGCTGGTGGACATCACCCTGCGCATGCTTCAACCGCCTGAGCTGAAGGCGGCGCAAGGCTTCGACAAAGACTACATCATCGACCGCGGCCTATTCGTCGACCCGGTTACCGGGGCCGAAGAGTGGCGCGACATCAACAAGACGGACCAGGTCCGGCTGATCGGAAACAGTGTCTGTCCGGATGAAGCCAAAGCACTGGTCGCCGCCAATGCCGCCGACATCATCGAGCTCTACCAGCGCCTCGCAGCCTGAGACACCAACTGAGAAAATCTGTCACCTAGTCATCCTTGGGGATCATAGGGAATGGGCGATAGGAAGCAATCTTTGCGTTTAAAAACGTAGCGACCAGTTCTGCCTCTTCCATGGTTGCACCTTCTCTTAGATCGAAAACGGGCGGATCAACTGGAAGGCCCGGAATATCGTCGTGAAATTCCATCATCAGATATGGGCGGCCTTCGGCGGTCTCTTTGATCGTGAAAACGACCCTAGTTTTATAGCTCATGACGGCCTCCTCAATCGGCGGAATGCCGGAACATCAATCAATAGCCCACAAACTCGAAACACGCCAACCGCACGGGCATGCCCCGGCATAGGACGCCCCATAGAAGACAAACCGGCCGAGCCGCTTATGGTTGAGCACCCGACAAGCTCTTGTCGCGGTACAGCATGCATCCGCCAGATCGAAGCAAGAACTTTTCATTTGCTCTGACGTGATCGACTGCTTAAAACGATTTAACAGTCAGATGTATCTCTCTTCAGCGTCGAGATGCAGTAAGGAAACACTGAAATCGTAGGTTGATATCAACGGCACTGGCTCATGCTTACGAGACATATTAAGCCATAGCCTTGTGCATTCGACATCGAAGGATTCGCTCTTTAACGCCATTTTCTCAACAAGACTCGTTGAAACCCTGAAGTGTCCACAACCAGCTGAGCATTCGACCTCTGACCAGTTTCCAAGCACCTGAGTCCTCGCAGCAGCCTTACAGATTAAGCACTTCATATTCGATCTCCATATCGGTGATCAATCAACTGTAGCCGATCCCCGGCCAAGGACATCCCATGCCCACAGAAAACAAAATTGCTGAGCCACTGAAGGTTGTGCGCTCGACAGTGATGAAGCTGGTCATCACCGGCGCACCGCGACTTGATGCAATCACCGTGTTCCTTGAAGACTTTGGTCGACGCGACTGCCCGACCGAAACCAACCCGAACTACCAGACCGCCCAGGGTAAGATCACGATCAACTGCTGGAATAAGAACTGGAGCGCTTACTGGGGCGGCATGGGGCCGCGCACCGTCGCGGAGTTCGTCACCAACTGCGGCTGGGACTACGTCCTGAACTGCTTGGATCGCGGGATCAGCAGCACGCGATTTAGCGGTGACGCGCTCCATACCTTCGCCAAAAAGTGCATCGTCCAGCGCCGTCGGCAACAGACCGGGCGCCACGACTGGGAACTGGGCGAGCTGAGCAAAGGTGAGGCCCGCGAGCTTTGGCATGACATCGATGTTCTTCGCAGAATCGAGAGTTCAAACGAATGCTGGCATCACAGCAAGCTGCTGACTGAACTGTTTGGCGAGGAGTGGCATTACTCGCTCGATGGCAAGGCTGTCGAAGAAAACCACGAATTCACTTACCTGCGCCGCGTTGTCGAGGCGGTGCAGCAGGCACTGCACCAGGAACAACAGCAGGTGGCCGCATGAAGCGGATTTACCTCAGCGGCAAGTTGTATTAGCTCCAAGCAACTTGGCAGCAAGATCAATACCGCACTTTCGTGCGTCGTCGAATGTAATCCAGACGCCAAACTCTTCGCCAATCCTCGTGTAGCGTCCACATTCATTGAGCCAGACGATAATGACTCGCTGCGTCGAACTACCCCGCTCACCCCAAATGAAGTCGATCGTTGCTTTCCTTCCGTTCGGATGAACGTAATCGACGGGATGTGGCATTTCGGTGACTAAATCCATGTTGGTCTCCGGTCTAGCGCAGATCATCAATTAATAACCCACTTCCAACCATCACGCTACATCATTAGTGAGAAATCCCCATGCCCGCAGAAAACATACCGGCCGAGCCGCTTCCGAGCCTGGCCACAGGTCACCCGCTCAGCGCTGCAACCTGGGCCGACTTCGTGCAGCGTCTGCATTACGACTGCGTCGGCGCTGGGGTGCACGCTCACGGCACATCGGCAGCACTATTCACTGTACAGACCAAGCGAATCGACTACGGCTTTGATCCGGAGTACGCGGAAGGTCGGGTTGTCTGCCTTGAGGATCGGTCATGGTTTAGCCCGAAAGAATACTGGGACGACCTAGACGAAGAAGAACGCGCCGAGCTTGATGAGGCATTGCAGGCCGACCGAGAGTGCGGATTCATGGATATGGACGAGGACGATCAGTGGGAATATCTCTCCGAATGCGATAGCCACACGGTTACAGGCTGGAACGAGCGCTGGGAGATCGTGAACAGCCACTTCACCAAGGACGCCGCCGAGGCTTTCATTCGGCGCAAGAAACACGACTACGGCGAGATGCGCGTCTATGTAGAATCCCAGCATTACGCCTGGGAGTTCGAAGCCATCAAGGAAGCGATCCTCGACGGCGCGCTGACCTACACGCCGAAGGTGGCCGCATGAAGCGTATCTACCTCAGCGGTAGAATCAGTCATCTGCATTGAGGTCTCTATACTCTCCGGGCAGCTCCATCCAAGCATCAAGGGCTGCTATCTGACGCGCTACGGCAAAATCCCACTCGGGGCCTACAGCTCTGTTCTCACGCATCATTTTTTCAATGGTGCCCGCAGCCTCCTCATATTCATGATGAGTCTTTAATACTTTCGCCAAAAACTCTTCTCGCCGATTCATGGGGGTCTCCCGAAACAGGTGAGAAGTATTGACCCACAACCACTTGAGCGCCAATCGGTAAGGGTTAGGAGGAGGAAGGGGATCAATGAGCCCGACGCTTTGGTGCGCGAGCAGTTGGCCAAAGTCGCAGCTATATCCCTGTATCGGCAATCAGACTCATTGATCACTGCCCAGCTCGATGCTGGACGATTTCCATTTAACCAAATGGAGATGCATTGGTATGAGGCAGCAACCATGCACTGATTTTTTAACAAAGCAGCTTCAGCACGTCTAATAACCTTTTTCCCCGGCCTTATAGGCTCAGGAAATATCCCTCCCCCTTCAAAGTCGGCCCTTATGGCTCACATCCGCTATATGGATATCGGGAAAATGACGAAGAAGCGATGACCACTCTTCGAGAGCCGCTCGCTGACGAGCGTCCGCTGCGTCCCATTCGGGACCATACGTTTCATTCTCGCTGATCATCTGACGCATAGCTGTTGTGGCTTTTCCATACTCGCGATGAGCCACTAAAGCTTTTTCTACAAACTCTTGTCGCCTAGTCATTGGGGCTCTCCAAGGGCAGGCAATAAGTATGGTTCGTCTTTAATTAATCAGCCAACGGGCGGAGTATTTTGTGAAGCTTCCACAGCAGGCACACCGATAAAGGTATCCCAACGTTCATAGGCATCGTGTTGTCTCTTGATCGCAGCATCCCAGTTTGGTCCTGAAACGCACTTGGATGAAACCAGTTGCATCATACCCATCGTAGCGGCATCCAATTCTAGTAAAAGTTGGTGCGATTCAAACCTGAAGTCGTCGATCGAGGCCATTACCTTTTCCTCGGAGCGGAGTCCACCGCCATTAAGAAACAACTGTTCCTCAGACGGTGGAGTACAGCAACTCAATATGATTCGTGCCATCCGACAACCGGTAAAATTTAACCCCCCACTCCCCCTTCAAAGTCAGCCGCTATCTCGAGGAAGCAGCAAACCGGCGAGCCCGACCAACACCCCAAGCCAACATTCTGGTCATCGATTCGCCCGGGCGAGCGTCGACAGCCTCCTCATGCAGCGCCGTACCATCGGGCGCATAAATCCCGATGAACATCTCGGCGTTTCCACCTCGCGATAGCCTGGCCTGCACGTCGATGAGAGTCCCGTCGCTAAGGATTTCGTCGTGTATTCGGTGATTGAGCGTGGGGTCTGCCCAGCCCCAGAAGACATCGCCTCGAACTCTCATAGAGCCTCCTGTGCTTCTTGTCAGGGTCAACAGAATCCAAAAATATATCTATGAAAACGAAGTTCAACCGCACTGAAGCAGCATCTGACAACTGGTCGTAATAACTGTACGAGATCAAAATTTTTGTACAACTTTCAGCCGCTATAGCAGCAAGGACGAAGTCATGCCTGAAGAAAAGTTGATTGGCCCCGTCGAAATCGTGCGAGGCGATGACGGATATTGGTATCACCCGGATATCCCGGAGTTCGATGAAGACGCAGAGGCATGGAAAGCATGGCTCGAAGCTCAGGGCCTAAAGGTGATCGGCTGGCACATGGATTCCGACTTGGACGCCCACCCCTACTGGGAAGACGGCGAGGCCCACTGCCTCGGCTGGGAGCCTGAGACGCCGCCCGATGATGGGTGGTTCCTGCTCGGCATTTTCGACACGGATGATGGCCCCTATGTGCAGTTGGCACGCCGCGAGGTGACCCCATGAAAGCCCTATCCATTCGCCAGCCGTGGGCATGGCTGATCGTCCATGGCGGCAAGGACGTTGAGAACCGCTCTTGGCACACGAAACACCGGGGCCGCTTCCTGATCCATGCGGCGCAGGGCATGACCAGAAACGAGTTCACGCAAGCTCTGCTGTTCTGTTCTGAGCGCGGCTTGCCTATGCCGGACCGGGACGACATGCAGCGCGGCGGAATCATCGGATCTGTAGAGCTGGTCGATTCTGTAGATCACAGCGACTCGCCCTGGTACATGGGCGAGAAGGGATTCGTTCTGCGCGATCCCAAGCCGCTTCCATTCGCGCCGCTGAAAGGCCGGCTCAACTTCTTTGAAGTTCCTGACGAAGTGGTGACGCCATGATCGCCCTTGCCTGGTTCGCCTATGTGTACTGCTACAAGGGGGCGCGGTGATAATCGAAAAGAGCTTGCCCTAACCAGGTGCTGGACGGCGCCAGCACATACAGCACCTGGCAGGACGAGCTGGGAAATCTTACGCGCTCCGCAACGCCACGTCCCTACGCAATTCTGAACAATTCACAACTGAACAGACTGCCGGTGTACGGCGTTTAGCGAATGAGGGTTCGCCCTGCATGTATGACCTCGCCATCCATGGACTGGTAAAGAGTCATGCGGCAGGGTGAACTGCTGAAACGATACAGCAACTTAATTACTTTTCAAAAATTTATACATGACCTGCCGGTACATGGTGGGAAGGAATTCTCATGCCTCTCGAAAATATGCCCGTCATGAAGTGCCCCAACATCAAATCAATCCCCATGCACTTGCTCGCGCCATATGAAAAGCAGGCCCTGCGCAATCACAGTCAGTCTCTGCAGCGCCTCGCTGAGCGTGGCGGCATGGCTGCATGCGAAATTCTTGGAATCGTGCGCGGGCTCAGCTGGGGCGAACTCAAGGTTCGGCCGGACGACGAAGCCGAGCTCATCAAGTGGGTCGCCAGCAAATCCTAACCACCTTCTGCCGCCACGCGCGGCATGGAGCATCCCCAATGAAAAAAGAGCTGATCAAGATCAGTGAGTTCCAGCGCCGGCGCTGGGGCGAAAACGGCACGCCTCCGTGCCCCCAAGCAATCCGCAATTACATCCGAAACGGCCAGGTGCCCGGCGAGCAGATCGGAAAACTCTGGTACGTTGATTGGACAGCGTTCAGCCGATCGGACGGAAACGACCTGGTCGCGATGGTATTGAAAGGAGCTGCATGATGGTCCCACGGCCGCGCAACAAGGCGAACAAGAATCTGCCGCAGAACCTGTACTTCGATCCGCGGCGTTCGACGTATCGCTATCGGCGGCCTACCGACGGTAAGTGGTTCCAGTTCGGCTCCGACCGAATCAAAGCGATCGATGCCGCGAAGCAGTTGAACCTGGAGTTCATGCGCGGCGCTGACCTGATCGGCGCCGTAATGGGCAGCACATCCGAATCGTTCGCCGGCTTCCTGGACACGTACGAGCGCGACGTGTTGCCACCGCGGGAGTTGGCAAAAGGGACCTTGGGTCTCTATGCCGTGCACTTCCGCCGCTTCCGGAAGCAGTTCGAAGGCAAGGCGGTCGACCAGATCACGATCCGCATGATCGCGGAGATGCTGGACGTCCTCACGCCGCGCACTGCCAACCAGTGCCGCTCCCTGCTGATCGACATTTTCAACCATGCAGCGGCCAAAGGCCTGTGTCCGGACAACCCGGCGGCCAGCACCATCAACCGAATCGAGAAGAAGCAGCGCAAGCGGCACACAGTCGAAGGTCTGAAAGCCATTCGGGAGAAGTCGCCGCACTGGTTACAGAACGCGATTGACCTCGCGCTGATCACCGCGCAACGGCGCACCGACATCTTGAACATGCGATTCGATGGTGTTCGGGAAGGTTTTTTGTATGTAGTGCAGCAGAAGACGGCCAAGGCCAGTGACGCGGCGTGGATCCGGTTCAAAGTGACCGAAGAACTGCAGGCCGTGATCAGCCGGTGCCGGGATGACATCGTCTCGCCTTACCTGATCCACCGTCGGCCAGACCGCAAAAAGCAGAAACAGGCGCAGACGAAGGATCACTGGACGCAGGTCGAAGAACGATATTTGACGCGAGCCTTCAAAGAGGCCCGGGAAGCGGCGGGCTGTTACAAGGGTTGGAAAGAGGAGGAAATGCCGGGCTTCCACGAAGTGCGGGCGCTGTCTCTGCACCTGTATCAGAAAGCCGGAAAGGACGGTCAAAAGATTGCCGGCCACGCCAGCGAAACCATGACCAAAAACTACCAGAAGGACCACGCGGAAGTCGTCTGGTCGGAGGCAGTTCCAGACCTCAATATCAGCGAAATCACCGGGTAG